AGCCGCTGAGATCCTGCCACGGTTTCAAGGTCGATCAGTGGGGGATCTTCATCGCCGCACCTGGAGCCGTTGCGGCATCGTTACCCCAGCTCAGCGGCAGGATCAGCTCGGCCAAGGCAGCCCGTCGCGCGCCGCCGCGTAGTGCGCAGGAGTGAGGGCATCCTCTCCATGCTCGGCGGCGAACGCCTCGATGCGCCCGAGCGGGGTGTGGGCAGGCGCAGGCCCGTCGACGATGGTCGTCCCGGTCACGATCTGGGCGAACTCCTCGCCGATCTCCTGGGCGCTGCGCTCCTGGCTCATGAGGCAAGCGTACCTGAGCGGCCCTCCCGGGCCGCCACAGCCTCGCTGCGCCGCTGGAGCTACGTCAGGTGCCGGGCGGAGCCCGGCCACATCTCGAAGCCGCCCAGGAGGCTTACGCCGTCGCGCTCTGTGGCGCCCTCCGGGCGCCCTCATCACCTTGCCGTCGAGCTCTGTGTAAGTGTGACGCAGGCCACACGAACTCAACCCGGCAAGAACCCGGGCTGCTGGCGACTCTATAAGTGAAGGCGTAGAGAGCAAGCCTCCAAGGACAAGCCTCGTTGAGATGTTGAGCCCTTCGGGCTCCTCTGAACGTAGCTGACTTTGAGGCAAGCCTCGAAGCCTCATGAGGATCAAGATCTGCCCCGGGTCGACAGCGTAATGGCAGCTCACCACTCGGTGAGGACGTCGTCGGGGCGCCAACGTTCCACGTCGGGGGTGATGCGATGCCCGGCTGGAAGGGATCAGAGCGACGCGAGGGACTGCCGTCAGACTGGGCGCAGATCCGAGCTCGCATCCTGAAGCGGGACCAGCACAGATGCACCCACACCAACGACTACGGTGCCAGGTGCTCGGAGCCCGCTACCGACGTGGACCACATCATCCCCGGGAACGACCACTCCCCCGGGAACCTCCGCTCGCTGTGCTCCTGGCACCACGACAAGAAGTCGGGTGCTGAGGGCGCGCGGGCTGCGGCGGCGAACCGACGTCGCCACGACAAGAAGTTCAGGCGCGGGGAGCAACACCCCGGCCTGCTCTGACCGCGCGCTCCAGGGTCCTCCTCTCCCCTGTCGCAGCGCGCACCCCGGACGCTCCCCGGCCCTCCTCTCCCGGGTCGAGCGTCCTCGCCCCCGCCCAGGTTGGCTCATCACCTCCGGGCGGGGGCTCGAACTTCCCTCGCGCGCATGTGAGTCCTCGTATGCGTTGCGCGCGAGGGAGACAGATGGCGGTCATGGCCCCCGACCGGCACAACCAACTCGGGCCTCGCGCATACCCGGCCGCGCGACAACCAACGCCGGGCAGATGGGTGTAGCTCAGCGGCCAGAGCAGCGGTCTCCAAAACCGCGTGTCGCAGGTTCGAGTCCTGCCACCCGTGCGTAAGCCCCGGAACGATCCCTGCGCTCGGCGCAGATCGCCGTGAGGTCCCCGAGTGCACCGGGACTCTGCCCCGCTTCGGCGGGGTGGGCAGTGCTTCCCGACCAACCGAAAGGCCCCACCTTGCGCATCGTCACCTGGAACGCCGGGAACGGCACCGCAGCCGACCTGCGAGCTCTGCTCGCGCGCTGCGACGTGCTGGCCGGGCAGGAGTGGGGCGACCGCGCCGACCTCTCCCGCGCTGCACGCCTGATGGACTGGACGGTCCTCGACGGGCGCGGCGCGGCAGGGCAGGCGTCGACGCCCCTCCTGGTCGGACCCCACGTCCGGGTGCGCCGCGAGGTCGCCGTCCCCGTGCTGCGGTCCCGGTACATCGGGCCGGGCGCCGGGCCGGACCACAACAAGCCGAAGCACGCGATCGGCGGACTGCTGAGTCTGGACGGCTCGACGTTCGGCGTCGTGTCCACGCACCTCCCCGCCACGCAGGGCCGGTCGCTTCGCCACGAGGCGGCCGAGGACCAGGTCGACGAGCTGGTGCGCCGGTTCAACCGACGCCAGTTCCCCTGGTTCCTCTGCGGAGACTTCAACGCGGTGCCCACGAGCGGCGCCCTGTCCCCTCTCTACCGCTCCGGCTGGACGAACAGCCACCGCGCCTCGCGCCCCCTGGCCACGCACGGCCAGCGCCCCATCGACTACGTCTGGTGGGACAAGGGGCACGGGGTGCGCTTCGTTCGTCACGCCGTCGAGCGGACTCGATCCGACCACCGCGCGCTCGTCGCGCAGTTCAAGCTCACCTGAAGGAGGTGACCCCATGGGCACACGAGGCCCCGTACCGAACAGGTCTGAGGACCTGGCCCGGCCGCGCGAGCGGAAGGGCGGCGACGCCAAGGCCGTGACCAAGGGGGTCGCCCGGCCGACCAGCGTGCCGAACGCGGACCGCGACTGGCACCCGATCGCCCGCAAGGTGTGGGACGGCGCCAAGGCGTCCGGCCAGACCGACTTCTACCAGGCATCCGACTGGGCCATCCTCTACTCCCTCTGCGACGACCTGAGCGCCTTCAAGAAGTCCAAGGTGCGCAGCGCGCAGATGGCGCAGACCCTCTACTCCGCGCTCGGCAACCTGCTCCTCACCGAAGGGGACCGGCGCCGCGCGGGCATCGAGCTGAACGAGCCCCCGGACGAGTCCGAAGCCGCCTCCGTGGTGGCCATCGCCGACTACAAGAAGGAGCTCGGGCTCCAGACCTGACCACTGGAGGTGAGCCGTGACCCCACAGGCCGGGCTCACCCCCGAGGAGATCGACGCGCTGGAACCGGAGTTCCACGGCCCGACGTGGCTGCGGAACGACGACGGCTCGTGGCTCCTCCCGAAGCACACCCTCGGCTGGCAGATCGCCGGGTGGTGTGCCGAGTACCTGAACGGAGAGGGCAGCACCGACGAGAAGCCGGTGCCCTGGAAGTTCACCCGCGAGCAACTGCGATTCGTGCTCTGGTGGTACGCCGTCGACGAGAACGGCGAGTTCATCTACCGGACCGGCGTCCTGCAACGGCTGAAGGGCTGGGGCAAGGACCCGCTCCTCGCGGTCATCTCGCTCGTCGAGTTCGTCGGGCCGTCGCGGTTCTCCCACTGGGGGCCGGACGGTGAGCCCGTCGCGGTGCCCTGCAAGAACGCGTGGGTCCAGGTCACGGCCGTCAGCCAGGAGCAGACGACCAACACCATGGGCTACCTGCCCGTTCTCATCTCCGAGAAGCTGATCTCGACCTACGGGATCAAGATGGGCGCCGAGCTCATCCGCGCCGACCGGGGCCGCAAGCGGCTCCAGGCGGTGACGAGCTCGTACCGCGCGATCGAGGGCAAGCGCACCACCTTCACCCTGCTGAACGAGACCCACCACTGGGTGTTCGGCAACGGCGGCCACAAGATGTACGAGACCATCGACGGTAACGCCACGAAGATGGACGCGCGCTACCTGGCCATCACCAACGCGTACATGCCCGGCGAGGACTCTGTCGCCGAGCGGATGCGCGAGGCGTACGAGAAGGTGCGCGAGGGCCGGGCGGCCGACGTCGGAGCCCTGTACGACTCGATCGAGGCCCACCCGAAGACCCCGCTGACGCCCGAGGCGCTGCGCATCGTGATCCCGAAGATCCGAGGCGACGCCATCTGGCTGAAGGTGGAGTCGATCATCAAGTCCGTCATGAACCTCACGATCTCGGCTTCGAGGTCGAGGCGCATGTACCTCAACCAGATCGTCGCCGAGGAAGACGCCCTCTACGGCCCGGCCGAGTGGGACGTGATCCGTGACGACGACCTGACCCTGCACCCTGGCGACGAGATCACGCTCGGGTTCGACGGTGGCAAGACCGACGACGCGACCGCCCTGGTGGCGCTCCGCATCTCGGACATGGCCGCCTTCGTCCTCGGCGTGTGGGAGAAGCCGGACGGACCGCAGGGGGACGGCTGGACCGTTCCTCGCGCCGTCGTCGACTCCGCTGTTCACGACGCCTACCGGACCTTCACGGTCATGGGTCACTTCGCCGACGTCGCCCTCTGGGAGTCCTACATCTCCGAGTGGGACGACGCCTACGGCGAGGGCCTGGCGGTCAAGAGCCCGCTGGGCAAGGACGCGATCGGCTGGGACATGCGAGCTTCGCAGAAGACCTCGACCCTCGCGCACGAGCGCCTGATGCGGTCGGTCTTCGACAAGAAGCTGAAGCACGACGGCGACCTCACGCTTCGTCGGCACGCGCTCAACGCGCGGCGCCGCACCAACAACTACGGCATCTCCTTCGGTAAGGAGTCCAAGGACTCCCCCAAGAAGGTCGACGCCTACGCCGCCCTCCTGCTCGCGCACGAGGCCCTGATCGAGCTGCGCGCTCGCGGGAAGAAGGTCCGGAAGCGGACCGGGCGCGGCTACTTCCTCTGACGTGTGTAAGTGGGACCACCCGAAAGGACGGTGAGACCGTGGCAAGCCCTACCCCGGCAGTGCTGGCGAAGAAGCTCCTCGCCGTCCTGGACAAGGACTCCGGCACGCTCGACCGGATCGACAACTACCTGAACGGCAAGCACGACGACCCGTACATGCCCATCCAGGCCGACGACGAGTACCGCCTCCTGGCGAAGCGGTCCATCTCGAACTGGATGCCCCTGCTGGTCGAGACCCCGGCGCAGGCCCTCTACGTCGACGGCTTCCGGCCGGGACGGCGCGGCGAGGATCTGCCCGTCGATCCGTCCAGCACCTCCCCCGAGTGGGAGCACTGGCAGCGGTCGCGCATGGACGCCCGACAGGCGGCCGTGTACCGGGGAGCCCTGGCCTTCGGCCACTCCTTCGTGCTCACCGAGAAGACCAAGACGGGCGTCGCCTCCAAGGGCCTGAGCCCCCGCCGCACCGCCGCGCTGTACGAGGACCCGGCCAACGACGAGACGCCCTACGCGGCGCTCACGGTCACGGCGTACCCCAGCTCGGACGGCAAGACGGCGGGCAAGGCCCGGATGTGGGACGGCACCAACGAGTACGCCGTCACCTTCAAGTCGATGACCGACGAGAAGGCCATCAGCGTCGCGGCCGGGAAGCGGCACGGCGCGAGCGAGTGCCCGGTCACCCGGTTCGCCGCACAGGTGGACCTGGAGGGCCGCACGATCGGCGTCATCGCGCCGATGATCGCGCTCCAGAACCGGATCAACCAGACGGTCTTCGACCTGCTCGTGGCGCAGACGTACACCTCGCACGAGGTGCGCTTCGCGACCGGCATGGCGCCGCCCGTCCAGCGCGAGATGCTGGACGCCAGCGGCAACGTGACTACCGACCCCGAGCTCGCGGTCGACACCCGGGTGAAGCTCGACGGGAACGGCAACCCGATCCCGATCCAGATGAACCACAACGGGCGCCGGTTCCTGTTCGCCGAGGACAGCGACGTGAAGTTCGGCTCGCTGCCGGGCGGCCCGCTGGCCCCGCTGATCGAGTCCATCGACATGAGCATCCGGCACCTGTCGGCCGTGTCGCAGACGCCGCCTCACCACCTGCTCGGCCAGATCGCCAACCTGAGCGCCGAGGCGCTTCAGGCCGCTGAGACCGCGCTGTCTCGGAAGATCGCCCAGTTCCGCGCCGCCTTCGGCGAGTGCTGGGAGCGGGTCTTCCGGCTGGCCGCCGAGCTCAACGGCGACACCGGCTCGGCCGAGGACTACTCGGGCGAGGTCATCTGGCGCGACATGGAGTCCCGCTCGCTGGCGCAGGCCGCTGACGCCCTGGGCAAGCTGGCCGACCAGCTCGGCATCCCGCAGCGAGGGCTGTGGAAGCGCGTGCCGGGCGTCACCCAGAACGAGTACGAGGACTGGGTCGACATGGCCGCCGAGGACGACTCGGCCGGTCGCCTGGCCGACGCGCTCAACCGCGCCACCCCTGAGCCCGAGCCTCCCGTCGAGGAGGTCCCGGCCGCATGACGACACCCGCTCGCGCAGCAGAAGCCGAGCGGGCGTCCGTCGCCTTCCAGACCGCGCTCTCCCAGATTGGGGCGCGCACCGTCGCTGACGCACTGGTCCTCTGGCAGGACGTTCCCCCGAACGCCCGGCCGGAGACCGTGAGTCGCTGGCTCGCACGAGCCATCCAGATGGTGCTCACCCGGCGAGGACAGAGCCGCGAGCTGGCGAGGGCGTACTACCGCCTGGCCCGCGCACTGCGGACCGGCACGACCGTCGCAGACCCGTACCACCCCGAGCCGACCTACGTCACGCTCGACACCTTGCGCCGCGAGTTCGCTGCCCTGACCGGGGAGCCTCAGCGCCCCCAGGAGGGGCGCAACGAGGACGCCCCGACCGAAGGGTCCGGCGACGACTCGCAGCCCGCACAGCCCCCCGCCGAGCAGCCGGACGAGGACGCTACGGAGCCGGACTCCGAGAGCGACGACCTCGACCGCATCCTCGTCGAGGAGCTGGAGGGGCTGCGCCAGGAGGAGGAACGGCTCGAACGGGAGGCCAGGGCAGAGCTGGAGCGACACCTTCGCGAGCTCGGCCCGAAGAACCTCGACCGGAAGCTCGACAAGATCGACCCGAGCGCACCGGCAACCGACGTGGACAGGAGCCGCGCGGATGCCCACGCGGAGGCCGGAGCTCGTCAGGCTGCCGGAGCTGAGCGCATCGCCCTGAACGGCGGGCGCTCGACGGTCTGGAGTCACGCCCAGCGCGACCGCCGCGTCATCGGCTACATCCGACTTTCGCGCACCGGCACCCCCTGCGGGTGGTGCGCGATGCTCATTTCTCGTGGTCCCGTCTACCGCTCCGAGAGGAGCGCCGAGTACGGCGATGGGGACAAGTACCACGACAACTGCCACTGCTACGCGGAGCCCGTCTACACCCGCGAGCAGTACAACAGCTCCTCTCTCTACGCGCTGAACCGGCGCTACTCGGAGCTGTGGCCCCAGGTCACCAAGGGACTGAGCGGCGACGCCGCCATCTCGGCCTGGCGCCGGTTCATCCGCACCGAACAGAGAGCCGCTGCCCAGGAGGCGCGGCGCCAACCCCAACGTCCAGGAGGCGTGCAGTGAGCGACACCGAGACCACCGAGACCAAGGTCGACGAGACCGAGGAGACCAAGCCGGAAGGCGAAGTCACCGAGGAGACGAAGACCGAGGAGACCACCGAGCAGAAGCCCGAGGCGAAGCCCGAGGACGAGCTGCCCGAGTGGGCGCGCAAGGAGCTGACGAAGGTGCGCGGCGAGGCCGCGAACTACCGGACCAAGCTCCGCGAGACCGAGAAGAAGTTCTCCGAGGCGAAGACCCCGGAGGAGTTCGAGGCCGCGCGCACCGAGCTCTCGACCCGCATCGCGGAGCTGGAGCACGAGGTGGCCGTCGCCAAGGTCGCTCGCCAGTACGAGATCCCCGACGAACTGCTTCCGCTCCTGAGCGGCAAGCCCGAGTCGGAGCTGGAGGCCATCGCCAAGACCCTCCAGAAGTACGCCGCCCCTGCGGCGCCGGAACACCTGAGTGGCGGCCTCACCCCCGACGACGGCGACGAGTCGTTCGACCCGGCCGAGGTGGCGCGAGCAGCGCGCCGCTCCCGCTACTGACCAACCCCATTTCGGCCCGGTGTGTAAGTGTCGCCGGGCTCCGAGCAAAGGAGCACACACTTCGTGGCTACCAACGAACACTCCGTCGTCAAGCCGGAGAAGATCGCCGCGACCGCAGCGGCGGCCCTGGAGCAGCAGCTCGTGCTGCCCGCGCTGTTCCAGCGCGAGGGCATCGACCAGTACAAGGGCAACAAGGACGACGCCATCAACGTCAAGGTCGAGGGCGTCCTGCCCTTCCGGACCTACGAGTGGCGGTCCGGCTCGACCACGTCGAGCACGCCCGGTACCCGTGCGGCCATCCAGTTCGACCAGTACACCGAGCGGACCATCCAGGTCACCTTCGGTGGCAACGTCTACTCGGCCGTTCGTCTGACCGACGAGCAGAACGAGTTCGACCTGCCGGGCTGGGCCAAGCTCATGTCCAAGCAGACCGAGGCGATCGGGCGCGGCCTGGAGTTCGAGGCTGCTGACTACCTGATCAACGCCCCGTACAACGTCACCCTCGGTGGTGCCGTGTCCGGCCGCGACCTGCGCAAGACCCTGATCCGCGCCCGCGAGGTCATGAACGCCTTCCGCGTTCCCTCCGAGGCCCGGACCCTGGTCGTGGGCACCGGCTGGGAGTCCGCTCTGCTGAGCGACGAGAAGCTGAACCTGGCCGGGAACGTCGGCGAGCAGGAGGCGGCCACCGCCCTCCGCGAGGCGAGCATCGGTCGGCGCTTCGGCTTCGACATCGTCGTGTCGAACGAGCTGCCCTCGGACATGGCCGTCGCCATGGTCCGGAGCGCGTTCATCTTCGCGACCGGCGCCCCCGCCGTCCCGCAGTCCGTCCCGTTCGGCGCCTCGGCTTCGGCCAACGGCGTGGCCGTGCGCTGGCTGCGTGACTACGACAGCGAGCGGTTCCAGGACCGTTCCGTCGTGAACACCTACCGGGGCTTCCGCCAGGTGGAGGACGTTCTCGTCGGCCGGACCTCCGGCACCGACAACGCCTTCATCTCCGAGCACGAGCACTTCGTGCGCGCCATCAAGCTCGACCTCGACGCCACCGACGACGTCCTCCCGCTGACCAGCGGCACGGGCTCGACCGAGGCGTCCATCGAGCTGGCCGCGATCACGGGCATCGGCGAGGCCGGGGCCTGATCCTGACCCGCTGAGTGGGGCGGGGCTCGCATCGCGCGGGCCTCGCCCCCGCTCGTCCTGATCGGAGGCAACCACATGGCTTACGCCACCCTGGACGACCTGAAGGGCCGCCTGGACTGGACGCTCGACGAGGACGAGGAGCGCATCGCCGCTTCCTCCCTGGAAGACGCGTCCGACCTCGCTGCCGCCTACGGCCGCGACTGGCCCGAGGGCTCGGCGCCGCGCCTCGTGCGCACGCTCGTCCTGAAGGCGGCGGCCCGGTACATGAAGAACCCGGACGGCTACACGCAGTCCCGAGCTGGCGACGAGACGCTGGCATGGGGCGACGCGGCTGGCACCGACGCCGGGACCGTGTACTTCACCGACGAGGAGAAGAAGCTCCTCAGCGAGCTCGGCGGCCGGAGGCCCGGCCTGTCCAGCGTCGAGGTCAACGCCTGGGGCACCTGCCTGCGGCGGCCGTACCGCGCCGGACAGCGGCCGGAGACGGCTGGCTGGGCACCCACCGACGTCGACGGGGAGCGGCTGTTCCCCATCTTCGCTGACGACGGGGAGGCCCTGTGAGCAAGCAGCGCAGGCACGGCGTCCCCGCTCGCATCTGGAAGACCTCGAAGGTCACCGACAACCGGGGCAACGAGGTGATCGCCTCGCACGAGGACGGTCCCCACGACGTTCGCGCGGCGTTCATCCCGCAGCGGTCGGCAAAGGCCGAAGTCCCCGGCCAGATGCAGATCAACATCACCCGGATGATCGTCTCGGCCAACCTGCCCGACGTGGACCTCTGGTCCCGCGTCGAGGCGATGGGCAAGACCTGGGACATCGTCACCCCGCCCGCGTACCACCACGGCACGCGCCGCACACGGCACTGGTCGATCGACATCCGGGAGCGTCCCTGATGGCGAAGATCTACCGCAGCGTCGGCGGACGCAAGTTCGAGCAGTACATCGCGATGCTCCCCGAGGTGCAGGCCGAGCTCGACCGCCGCACCTTCGAGATCGGCATCCGAGCGGAGGAGCTGCTGGCCCAGCACCGGCTGACCGGCGACGCCTCCATCGAGATCGAGTCCGGGAAGATCGACCGCTACGTCATCCTCTCCGACGATCGCGGCCAGAAGGCGGCGCTCTCCATCGAGTACGGCCGCCAGGCATACACCGTCACCCGCAAGGACAAGTTCGGCAACGAGTTCGAGGTCGAGGTCGGCGCGATGGACGGGCTCTACATCCTCGCGACCGCGTCGCACCTGCCGAAGAAGCGGAAGGGCCGGGTGAGGATCTGATGGCCGGAATCCCCGACCACATCAAGGCGCTCGCCGAGCTCTCGCCGATCGAGGACCTGATGCTCGCCGTGCTCCGCGACGGCCTGCCCGAGATGCAGGTGAAGTCGCTGATCTCGGCCGACCAGACCTTCCCTCTGGTCATCGTTCGCCGTGGCCCCTCCTTCGGGGAGTGGGGCGGCGACACCCGGTTCACCGACTCGGCACAGGTGTCCGTGCAGTGCTTCGCCGCCGATCCGAACGGCGACGAAGACGCGGCCATCCTCTCCGAGGCGTGCCGCGTCGTGCTCCGCGACGCCTGGCTGAGCAACAAGGTCGTGCCCGGCCGAGGCCACTTCACGCGAGTGGAACTCCAGTCGGCGCCGCGACGAGTCACGGACTGGGCGACGGCCTCTGGCCCCGTGCAGTACGCCGACCTTCCGACCGGCGTGTGGCGCTACGAGTCGATCTACCAGATCGAGATCCGCAAGCCACGGAACCGGCCCTACCCCAACCCGACACCCTGACGTAAGGAGTCCCTTCGTGGCACTGAACGACGACGCCACTCTCGTCATCGGGAGCGGCAACTACCTGACCGCCCCCGCCGGAACGCCGATCCCCGAGGACCTGCTGAGCCCCGCTTCCCCCTGGGAGGCTGTCGGCCACACGTCCCTGGAGGACATCTTCGGCATCACGTCCGAGGGCGGCGAGGCCACGGTCATCGGCACGCTCCAGAACAAGAGCCTGCGCACCAAGTACAGCGCGCGGACCGAGACCATGACCTTCACCCTCCAGCAGTTCGACGCTCCCGGCCTGCGGCTGTACTACGGCGCGAACGCCCCGACCCTGCCGGACGGCAGCATCGGCGTTCCGACTGAGCCCGAGCCGACCGTCTGCGCGTTCCTCGCGATCTTCGTCGACGGCGACAACCACTTCGCCTTCTACGCGCCGAAGGCCGAGATCTACCGCGCGGACGACATGACCCTCAGCGACACCGAGTCGCTGGCCGGTCTGCCCCTCGGCGTGAAGCCGATGGCGTACTCCAGCAACCCCTGGACGTACGCGGTCACCCCGCTCGGCAGCTCCATCGCCGCGACCGGCGCGACCGCTGGCATCCCCGGCGCATTCACGCCGACCGGCGCCACGCCGCCCGCCGACCTGGAAGCCCTCCAGGGCAGCACCATCGTGGCGAGCCCCGGCACCGCCTGGACCGAGGGCCAGTACGTCGCCCTGGGCGACCTCACGTCGGCCCACTGGGACGGCGACTCGTGGGAGACCGGCGCCGCTCCGGCCTGACCCGCTGTGTAAGTGTCGCCGCCTGGCGGCACTCCTGCACCACCCCCGGCGTGCGAGTCGTGCGGACCGCTCGCGCGTCGGGGGGCTCCCCGAGAGGAGCCCGAACTTCCAGTCCGCAGCACCGACCCATCACCGACCACAGGAGGTCCGCAACCCCATGGCCCAGTTCACTCTCGACGACATCCGCGCCGCTGCCGAAGCCAAGTACGGCGCCACCGAGATCGACCTCGGCGACGGCAACGTCTGCCGCCTGCTCAACCCGCTCCGTCTCCCGAAGACCAAGCGCGACGAGCTGACCTCGCTCCAGGACAAGCTGGAGGAGGACGGCGTCGACCAGGAGCAGGTGCTCGGCGACGCGATCAAGCTGGTCGCCGAGTCCGCGTCGGCCGCGAACGAGCTGCTGAAGGCCGTGGGCGGTGACCTCGCGGTGCTCGCCCAGATCTTCGAGACCTACGGCAAGGGCACCCAGGTGGGGGAAGCCTGAGCCTCGCCCGGCTCATCGACGACTACGGGGACGGGCTGTACCCCGACCTGCTGTTCCACTACGGGGTTGACCTCACCGAGGTCATCGCAGGTCGGGGTCCGTCCCCGTCGCTCGTCGCTCTGCTGGTGCAGAGGCTCCCCGACACGTCGCTGACCATCGCCCTCGCGGCGGGCGGTCGCGAGCACTTCGGTTGGGGCGTCGACCGGCACATGTCGGCCGACCTCTACGACGCGCTGAACCAGAACACCCGGGCGACCGGCAACTGGGGCAAGGGCAAGGCGCCCAAGATCCCCGAGTACCCGCGTCCGAAGTCCAGAGCCGCGAAGGCGAAGAAGAAGTTCAAGACCGTCGCCGAGCTCTACAAAGCATTCTCACCACGGAGGTAAGTCATGCCCGCAGGGCAGGTGATCGGGCGCGTCTCGGTCAAGGTTCTCCCGGATACGGACGACTTCCGCCGTCAGGCTCAGAACGCTCTCGACAAGATCGAGAAGACGCTGAAGCTCGAAGTCCCGACCACGATCGACATGTCGGGCGCCTCCAAGGGCTACCTGGAGGAACTGAAGAAGATCAACGCGCGCAACCGTGCATCGGACGCGCGCAAGATCCGCTTCTACACGATGATCTCGACGGACGGCATGAACGAGGCCGTCCGCAAGGCGGTGCGCCAGCTCCAGGATCGGGCCAAGAGCAACAAGGTCAAGTTCCAGGTCGACGACCTGGACACGGCCAAGGTCAAGATCGAGCTCGACCTGGACCAGGCGGCGCGCGACCACGGCAAGCGGCAGCTCGACGACTGGGCAGACGACGTCTCCCCGGTGAAGGTCCGGATCGAACCCGACCTCTCCGCGATCGGCTCTCGCCTCACCTCCGCGCGGCTCGCGGTCCTCACCCGGCCGCGCACCGTCTCGATCATCCCCGAGCTGAACAACGCCGCCGTCGCGAAGGTCGCGACCGCGCTGGCGGCGCTCTCCGGGGCGCGCGTCCTGAACAACATGTTCAAGCGGCTGGGCGACACCCTGAAGAACCTCGACAAGACGGTGCCGATCATCGGCTCCCTCGCCACGGCCGTCGCTGGCCTGGCGGGCTGGGGCCTGACGGCGGCGAGCAACCTGTTCGCCTTGTCGCAGAGCCTCGCGCAGATCGGGCCACTGGCCCTGCTCCTGCCGGGCCTTCTCGGTGGTATGGCGGTCGGACTCGGCGTGACCATCGCGGCGTTCAAGGACTTCAACAAGGTCCTGCCCGAGGTCAAGCAACAGCTCTCCCGACTCCAGGACACGATCTCTGAGAACTTCTGGAAGCACGCAGCCGAGCCCATCCGCGAGATGGTCGACGAGCTGCTGCCCGAGTTCTCCGCTGGCGTCGCGAAGACCGCGACCCAGCTCGGCCAGTTCTTCGGCTCCTTCGCCACGTCCCTGAAGGGCGCGCTCAACCCGGCGCTGACCCAGATGTTCGACGACCTCTCGAAGTCGATCGACATCGCGACGACCGGCACCGGAGCCTTCGCGAACATCATCGCCGTGCTCGGCAAGGTGGGCACCTCCTACCTGCCCCAGCTCGCGCAGTGGTTCGTCGACATCTCCACCCGGTTCAGCGACTTCCTGTCGGCCGCCGAGAGCGACGGCAGGCTGAAGGGCTGGATCGACCAGGGCCTCGTCCAGTTGAAGGCGCTCGGCTCCGTCCTCTACAACCTCGGCGGCATCTTCGCGGGCGTCGCTCGCGCAGCCGAGGAGGCGGGCGGCTCCACGCTGACCATGCTGGCCAGCACCCTGGAGTCCATCCACAAGACGGTCGACTCGCCGGGCTTCCAGCGCGGCCTGGTCGACGTGTTCCGCGCCGCGCACGAGGCGATGTCCAACATCGCCGACAAGGCAGGCCCGGCCGTCAAGAACCTGTTCATCGAGCTCGGCCAGCTCCTCACCGACGTGCTCCCGCAGGTCGGCGAGATCATCGGCACGGCGCTCGACGCGGTCGCCTCGGCGCTCGCGCAGCCCGCCATCACCGAGGGCGTGAAGGCCGTCTTCGACGGCATCCAGACCGCAGTCGAGGCGCTGGCTCCGGCCATGGCCCCGCTCGGCCAGGCGCTCGGTGCGCTGATGCAGGTGATCGGTACCTTCGCCGCGATGCTCGGCCCCTTGGTCGCAGCCGCGCTGGTCCCGCTCAGCAACATCCTGGTGGCCATCGCTCCGCACGTGCAGACGCTCATCCAGCTCCTCGGCGGCGCGCTGACGCAGGTCGTCCAGCAGCTCGCGCCGATCATCACCGGCCTGGCCAACTCGATCTCGGGTGGGCTCGGCGGCGGGATCAGCGGAGCAACGCCCCTGCTCAACAGCCTGAAGGAAGGCTTCACCGGACTCATGAGCGCGGTCGGCCCGCTGGTCGCCGCCATCGGTCAGGGACTCGCGGCGATCCTGCCGCCCCTGGTCATGCTGCTCGGTCAGGTGCTCGCCGCCGTCATGCCCCTGGTCACCACCCTGGTGACCGCCCTGACTCCGATCTTCCCCATCCTCGGGGAGGCCATCGGCCAGGTCGTGTCCGCACTCCAGCCCTTCATCGCGAAGGTCCTGGAGATCGTCTCGGCGGTGCTCACCCCGCTGATCGAGATGCTGAGCCCGATCATCCAGGAGTACCTGCCGAAGCTCTCGGACGCGATCACTCGCGTCGTCGAGGCGCTTCAGCCCTTCCTGGACGCGCTCCTCGCGGTCGTCAACTTCCTGATGCCGATCCTGGTCCCGATCCTGGAGTTCATCATCAGCCTGCTCCTGGACTCGCTGGTCAACGCGATCAACGGTGTGGGGCTGGTGCTCGAAGGTCTCGTCGAGATCTTCCAGGGTGCGTGGGATCTGATCGTCGGCATCCTGAAGATCGCCTGGGGTCTGATCGTCGGCATCTTCACCGGCAACTTCGACACCCTGGTGTCCGGCTGGAACCAGTTCTGGTCCGGGCTGTGGACGTTCCTGAAGGGGATCTGGGACACGATCATCGGTGCCCTGGAGGTCTTCTTCAACGTCGGCATCCTCGGTGCGGCAGGCAAGATGTTCAAGGCCCTGAAGGCGGCATGGACTGCCGGATGGACCGCGATCAAGACGTTCGTCACCGGCCTGTGGAACACCCTGAAGGGCCTCTGGTCCTCGTTCGGTTCGTCGCTGGGCAGCCTCGGCAGCTCGATGATGTCGAGCCTGCGGGGCCTGATCAGCTCCGGGTGGAACGCGGTCAAGGGCGTGTTCACCTCCGCGTGGAACGCCCTGAAGTCGGCCGTCACGACCGGCGTCTCGAACTGCATCTCCGTGGTGCGGCAGCTCCCCGGCAAGGCGAAGGACGCGCTGAGCAACCTCGGCTCGACCCTGGTCAGCGCCGGTAAGTCCCTGATCCAGGGCTTCATCAACGGCATCAAGTCGATGTTCGGCTCGGTCAAGAGCAAGCTCGGCGACCTGACCAGCAGCCTCACGAGCTGGAAGGGTCCGGAGTCCCTGGACCGCGTGCTGCTCGTCGACGCCGGAAAGCTCGTGATCAACGGGTTCATCAAGGGCCTGGAGTCCCGGTACGACGCCGTCAAGAAGTCCCTGCGGGGGCTGACCGAGGACGTCGCCTCGACCAGCTTCGAGGCCCCGACCATCGGGGCCGTGCGAGCTGCGGCGGGCGTCGCCTCGACGCTCTCCAGCGCGCTCAGCGCGACCGCCTCCGAAGGGGGTGGGGTGACCAAGGTCCTGAACTACTACGCGGCCGAGGGCTCGTCCATCTCTGCGGAGGAGGACCTGTTCGCCGCCGCCAACCGAGCCCGGATGGGATGGTGATCAACAAGTGGCGCGACTCCTCCTGGAGAACGCCCTGGATTCGCTGAGCCTGAACGGCGTGGCGGAGACCGGCACTGGGGTGCAGGCAACGACCGGCTTGACCGGCTTCGGCCTGCCCCCGGTGTCCGTCCAGTGGCTCGAAGGGGCTGGCGACGGGGCGGTGTACCGCCGCACCCGCGTCCAGCCCAGGGACATCGACATCCCGCTCGACATCGTCGGCCGGGACACAGCACACCTGAAGCAGCTCCTCTCCCGGCTGGCCAAGCTGTTCTCCGGCCGGGCGACGCTGCGCTTCTTCGACGGCGACAGCGTCGAGTGGCGCACGGACGTCGTCCGCGTCGGCGGCTTCGACGTCAACTACGGCGGGAGCACGACGGGGAACAAGGACCTCCAGACGGTCGTCACGCTGCGCGCGGGCGACCCGTACTGGACGGCGGCGAAGGCGTCCATCAAGACGGTCGGCGGCGGCACGCCCCCGGCAGCCTTCGTCTCCAGCTTCCTGACCCTCCCCGTGGCTCCCTCGCAGGCGATCGGCCAGATGACGCTGGACAACACCGGGGACGCCACGGCGTACCCCGTGTGGACCGTCTTCGGCCCCGGCGACACCTTCACAGCGGTCTCCCCCAGCGGCGAGACGTTGGTCTGGGAGGGCGAGCTGGAGGACGGCGAGAAGCTGACGATCGACAGCCGCTACGGCACGGTCATCGACGGGACCGGCGCGAACAGGTACGCCGAGCTGGCGCCTGCGCCGCGCTTCTGGTCCCTGCCGCCCGGCCAGACGACGTGCACCGCCTCCCTGCTGAACATCACCGCGAGCTCGAAGATCGTGTGCTCGTGGCAGGCCCGGAAGTGGATGGTGATCTGACCCGTGAAGCTCTCGGAGCTCACCGTCGAGGTCCGGAACAAGAGCTTGGCACGGATCGGTGTCGTCCGGCCCGAGGAGCTGATCCTCGAAGTGCAGGACGAGTTCAACAACGTCGGGACCTGGAAGCTGACGCTGGCCATCGAGCACCCGCTCGCGGCCGTGCTTCGGACTCCGGGTTCCGGCGTCATCATCACCGGCCCGACCGACGTGCTCATGTCCGGCCCGACGATCAAGAACGAGTACGCCTCCACCCCGGAGGACCCGGGCGGCAGCATCGTCTTCGAGGGGATCAGCGACACGCACATCCTCGCTGACTACCTCGCGCTGCCCGACCCGTCCAACACCAACCCGACGACGCAGACCCTCTCGCACGACGTCCGCACCGGCCACGCCGAGGACGTGATGCACGCCTACGTCAACGCCAACGTGGGGCCGGGCGCTCCGTCCGACCGCCGCAACGCGAACCTGGCGATGGGCACCAGCGAGGGGCGCGGCGCGCTCATCACGAAGTCCGCACGATTCCCCGTGCTGGGCAACCTGCTCTCCGAGATCGCGGTCACGCCGGGCCTCGGCTTCCGCATCGTCCAGCGCGACGACGAGCTGGTCTTCGAGACCAGCGCGGTCACCGACCGCTCGGCGTACATCCGGCTCGACGTCTGGAACAACACGCTCTCCGGCTCGCGGGTGGCCATCGGCGCCCCGAGCGCGACCCGGGTCATCGTGGCCGGGCAGGGCGAGCAGGAGGACCGGAACTTCCGGCTCGTCACCACCGACGAGTCGCTGGCCGCCGAGACAGAGTGGGGCCGCCGCATCGAGGTCTACAAGGACCAGCGCAACACCAACGACGACGGCGAGCTCGACGACTCCGGCGCGGAGATCCTGGAGAAGCAGGGCTTCACCTCGGTGGCCGCGCAGGCGGTCCCGAACGAGGACTCGCCCATGCAGTTCGGCAAGGACTGGTCGATGGGCGACAAGGTCTCCGTGATCGTGAACGACCAGCAGCTCACCGCGACCGTCACCGGGATGATCCTCCGCGCGGACGAGAACGGCTTCCAGATCGGCGCCGTGCTCGGCGACCCGACCGGCTTCAACCCCGAGGCCGCCACGTCGGCGCGCGTCCAGAACACCGAGAACCGAGTCTCCGAGCTGGAGCGCAACGGCTCCACGGGAGGCGGCGGCGCCTCGGACGACGTGAAGATCCTGACTCTGATGGGGGTGTGGTAGTTGAACATCACGCCGAAGGCCGCCCTGCGGTGCTCCGTCCCGGTGCACTCCGAGGGCGGCTTCTCGACGATGGCGACCGTCGCCTACACGGTGCCCTCGGACACGATCTTCGTCTCGACCAGCCTCATGGTCACCAACGAGACGGCCGACCCGATCGGCATCTTCGTCTCCGTCGCGGGCACGACGATCCTCTCCTGGATTCCCGTCCCGGCGCACGGCATCTGCCTGCTCGACAGCCGCATCGTCGCCTACGAGGGCGACACCATCGAGGCCGAGGCGACCGCCACGGGGCTCGACCTGTTCCTCGACGGATTGGAGCTGCCCCAGTGAGCACCATCCCGTACCGGCTCTACAACGGCACCGTGAACACGGGCGGCCCCTACGTCTACTGGTCCGGCCCGGCCGGGATGCGGGTGCGGCTGACGCACCTCGTCTGCTGCAACACCGACACCTCGCCGATCACGCTCCGGATCGTGGTGGCGGGCTCCAGCCCGCTGGTCATCGTGCCGGACGTCGAGATCCCGGCGAGCGGCATCTTCACGCTCGACACCCCGATCGACCTTGGGGTCGAAGCCGACCTGGCCTGGTCCGCATCGGACACCGGCCTCCACCTCTACCTGAGCGGGGTGATCAGCGACTCATGAGCTTCCACGTGATCCCAGACCCCAGCGCGGGTGCCGGGCTCCCCGGACCGACCGGGCCGCAAGGCCCCGAGGGACCGCAGGGAGACACCGGCCCGACCGGCGCGACAGGCGCCACCGGACCGCAGGGCAGCACGGGGCCGCAGGGCTCAACCGGCCCGGCAGGACCGACCGGAGCGGCCGGAGCGGCGGGCACCATCTGGCGGACCGGCAGCACGCCGCCCGCTCCCGGGACGTTCAACCCGAGCGACCTGTGGCTCGACGACAACGGCGACCTGCACGACTACAACGGCTCGACCTGGGACCTGCTGATCAACATCAAGGGTCCGGCCGGAGCGGACGGAGCGGACGGCGCTGGCGCCGTGGACTCCGTCAACGGGAAGACCGGCGCGGTCGTGCTCAACGCGACCGACGTCAGCGCCATCCCCACCTCGCAGAAGGCCGCCGCGTCCGGCGTCGCCTCACTCGACTCCTCGACGCGGCTCCCCGCCGCGCAGATGCCGACCACGGCACCGAGGAACGTGTGGACCCCGCAGGCCCTCGGCTTCCAGGCGTGGTCCGTCGACCCCGCTGCGGTCGCCAACCCGACCACCCTGAAGGCGGCCGTGATCAACCGGCTCTACTTCGCGGGCATCTACATCAGCGAGCCGACGCAGGTCAGCAAGGTCGTCGTCTTCTCGCGCGGCTGGGGCGGCTCGACGCTGGTCCCTGCCGCCCGGTTCCAGGCGGGCATCTACAACTCCTCCGGCGTCCGCCAGGCGTACACCGGGTCGACGGCGCTGTCCAACGTCCCGGCCGCTGGCGGCGAGACGGGCACCCCGTCCGATGCAGCGAGCAACCACATCGGCGCGGTGGCGTTCCCGCTCACCACGACCCCGACGTTGCAGCCCGGCCGGTACTGGGCGGCGTTCAACATGTCGGCGGGCGCGGCGACGGACTTCTACTACATGCACATCCAGAACGAGGCCCCGTCGAACCCGTCGAACTTCCACCTGCTCAGCCCGGCGTTCATGCGCGCGGGCTACCTCGGCGGTCAGTCCGGCCTGCCTTCGACGATCACCCCGTCGAACATGAAGCTCGACCACGACCCCATCATCATGGCCCTCGCGTAGGGCCAGGAGGGAGCTCACCGTGGGCGTCGGAATCTACCCGCCGCCAGCGAACGACACGGGGTGGATCACCCCGACACTGATCAACTCCTGGGTGGTCTACGGCTCGCCGTACACCGCCCCGGCCTACCGCAAGATCAACGGCCGCGTCTTCCTGAAGGGCCTCGTCAAGAACGGGTCTGTCGGCTTCTCGATCTTCATCCTGCCGGTCGGCTTCCGGCCGCCCGAGTACATGCACCTGAGCGGGCTCACGGCATCCCGAAGCGAGACGACCGGCGCTGCGTCGGCGGGCACCGCCCACACGCACCCGATCCCGTTCGACCAGGCAGGTCTTCCGATCAAGATCCAGCAGACCGGCGAAGTCCTCGTCGACGCGGCCATCGCGACCAACTGGGTCTGCCTGGACAACGTCAACTTTCTCGCCGCGTAGTTCGACCCGGGCCAGCCGCCCGGCATCCCCCTCGAAAGGAGACCCGTGGGAGTCTCAATCTACCCGCCGCCAGCCTCGCCTCCGGCTGCGCGCGGCCTCGTCTCACAGAGCCCCGAGCTCGACGACACCGCCCTCATCGGCACCACCGAGACGATCTGCTACGACCACTCGTTCACCGCTGAGGCGAACCGGGTCTACAAGGTGACGTTCCAGGCAGCCACCGTCGATACGGACGGCACCGGAGCGAACGCCGACTACGGCTCGAAGGGCTCCGCGCGGATCATCATGCGATGGGCCGCTGGCAGCTCGGCGGACACCGGCACGTTCTTCGCTGAGAAGTGGATCGCCACCTTCGGCGACAACTCGCAGCGCGCGACCGGCGTCACGATGGTCGGCTACTTCTCGACGGCCGCCAGCGGCACGCACACCGTGGCCCTCGGCATGAACATGCAGTACAGCTCGGGCGGCCAGGTCCGCTTCCTGATGTACGGCCCCGGCAACCGACTGAGCGTCGAGGACGTCGGCCCCGCGTAGCTCGCCCCTGCCCCTCGCTTCCGAACCTCTGGTGCCCACTACCGGGGGTTCTTCGTCTTCCCGAAAGGAGCCCCAGTGGCCCAGTCCTCCTACCCCTTCGACGGGCAGGCGACGACCGAGTCCCAGTTCAGCCAGTTCTTCCGGCAGCTCCAGGACACGGGCGTCGCGGCGTCCGCCTCGGCGACCGACCTGAAGGTCAGCGCCGACAGCTCCGGCATGAACGTCGCCGTGCAGCCCGGCTTCGCGATCGTGCGCGGCCACGCGTACCTGTCCACCGCCGCCGAGTCCGTGACGATCCCGGCCGCCGACTCCTCGGCGCGCATCGACATCGTCGTGCTCCGGCTGGACCCGACCGCGAACAGCATCACCCTGGAGGTCGTCAAGGGCACGGCGGGCGCTGGCGCCCCGGCCCTGACGCAGACCGACACCGACACCTACGAGTTCGCGCTCGCGAGCGTGGCGGTCGGCGCCAACGTCACCACGATCTCCCCGGCCAACGTCACCGACCTGCGCCGGTTCACCGGCCAGCGGCTCGGCGTGTGGGCCAACGACTCCCGGCCGACCGACCCGAAGCTCGGGCGCCTCGGCCTGAACACCAACACCTCCCAGTGGGAGTGGTGGAACGGCGCCGCGTGGGTCGCCCTCGCGCCGGTCGTCAACTGGACGAACATCGACGGCAAGCCCGTCACCTTCGCTCCGGCCACGCACTCGCACGAGCTCACCGACATCAACGCCCCGACCGGCTTCCCGCCCGCGTCGCACTCGCACGACTGGGCCTCGATCACGAGCAAGCCGAGCACCTTCGCCCCGTCCTCGCACACGCACACCTGGTCGCAGATCACGGGCGAGCCGTCGACCTTCCCGCCGAGCTCGCACAGCCACTCGCAGTACCTCGAATCGGGCGACACGATCTCGTGGGCCAACGGCTCGAAGAAGCCGCACAACAACTCGGCGTCCGGCTCGGGCACCTGGTACGCGGTGTGGGTCGAGGGGAACGGCACCTTCTGCCGGAACACCTCCTCGATCCGCTTCAAGGAGAACGTCCGCGACTACGGCGTGAACCCCGACGACGTCCTCGCCCTGCGCCCGGTCATCTACGACCGCAAGGACCAGGTCGACGACGACGGCACGGTGAAGCTCGGCCGCAAGGACGAGGTCGGCCTGATCGCAGAGGAAGTCGAGCCGCACCTCCCCTGGCTCGTCAACTACCTCGACGGCGAGGTGGACGGACTTCGGTACGACCTGCTCGGCGTCGCGCTGATCCCGGTCGTCCAGCGCCAGGAGGCGCGCATCAACGAGCTGGAGTCCCGGCTCGCCCGCATCGAGGCGCAGCTCGGGGTCACCGAGTGACCACGCTCGCCCTCTCCCCCGCAACGCAGGTGGCCCTGATCTCGACCGGAGGAACGATCGTCGTGGCTGTCATCGGAGTCCTGGTCGAGTTCCTGCGGCGCCAGTCGAGCGCCCTCAACGAGGTGCGCGAGAACACCGCCGAGGCACGCAACCAGGTGGCCAACAGCCACCAGACGAACCTCCGCGACGACATGGACCGCTTGCACGACGACGTACGCGCCGTCCTGGAGCTCGTCACCGAGCACGGCCAGGACATCCGGGGCCTCCGGTCGGAGCTCCAGCAGGAGCGCCGCGAGCGCCTGTCCGTCAGCGAACGGCTGGACGACCACGTCGCCGCCATGACGCACCGCTGACCACACACCATCCCGCACCGCCCCGCCTCACTGTCCCGAGGCGGGGCTTCGCATCGAACGAAGGAGATCCGAGTGAGCAAGGGTCCTCAGACCTACCCCGGCGCCAACACCACCGCTGCGTGGTTCCAGGACAACTACCCCGGCAGCTCGATGGAGGTGAACGTCGGCGTCATCCACACCACCGAGGGCACCAGCCTCCCGTCCTACGGGGGCGGCGGCTCCGCGCCGACCATGACCCTCGTGCCGGACTTCAAGGCCAAGAAGCTGAAGGCGTACCAGCACTTCCCGATCGACAAGTCCGGCCGCGCGCTGGTCAACCGCTCGGGCGGCGTGGAGACGAACACGCTGAACGTCTTCCAGGTCGAGCTCGTCGGGACCTGTGACCCGTCCACCTCGAAGAAGTGGGGCGGCAAGAACACCTCCCACATCTTCTGGCCGGAGGCGCCGGACTGGGCGCTCCGCGAGGTCGCCAAGCTGTTCGCCTGGCTGGAGGCCAACCACGGCATCCCGCTGTCCTGCGGCGTGAGCTTCAAGGCGTACCCGTCGAGCTACGGCTCCAACGGCGTGCGCATGAGCAACGCGAAGTGGAACGGCTACAAGGGCTGGTGCGGCCACCAGCACGTCCCCGAGAACGACCACGGCGACCCGGGGAACTTCCCCATCGCCAAGGTCCTGGAGTACGCGAAGGGCGGCGCTCCGGCCACGCCGAAGCCCACCACCCCGAAGCCTCCGACCAAGCCCGCCCCGAAGCCGAAGCCCCCGGCCAAGCCGGTCGTCGACCTGTCGAACCTGATCGCCGCCGCGCGCCGCGACCCGGGGCTGAAGCAGGGCGGTACCACCCACGCGGCTGACGTCCGGATCGTCGAGGACGCGCTGCGCCGCGAGGGCCTGCTCTCCACGAAGTACGCCTCGGACGGGAGCTTCGGCTCCACCACCGTCACCGCGTACGCCGCGTGGCAGCGCCGCCTGGGCTACCAGGGCAAGGGCGCGGACGGCATCCCCGGCAGCGACTCCCTGAAGCGCCTCGGCACGAAGTACGGCTTCACCGTCAAGGCATGATCCCTACGAACGAAAGGACCACCACCGTGGACCTGCTCCTCCCTCTGCTCCCCGCCAAGCTCCAGCCCTACGCGAAGTTCGTCGTCGCGCTGGTCGGCGCCGTGGCCACCGTCGTGGCCGCGACCTACGGGGACAACCCCACCGTCGCGAGCGTGATCAGCGTGCTGACCGCTCTCGGCGTGCTGGCGCAGCCCAACGCGGACAAGCCCGCCAAGGGCTGACCCCCTGACGCAGAAGACCCCCGCTGGCCCGAGTGGCTGGCGGGGGTCCTTCTGTGCGTAGGGCTCAGCCCTGCTTCATCCGCTCGATCTCGTCGAGCGACACGACCTTCGCCCCGCGACGACGCGGCGCCGCCTTCTTCGCTGGCGCCTTCCGCGCGGGAGCCGCGCGCTTCACGGGCGGCACCGGAGCCAGCACGGGCGCCGGGAACAGCTCGTCGAGCGGGGCGCCGTGCTCGGCGCACAGGTCCACCTCCGCCGCCTCGCCGTCCCGCGCGATCGTGTAGTGGGTGGTCGGGCGGTCAACCGCCTGGCACACATTGCACACAGTTACCTCGATCTTCATTTCCCCCATGCCTTTCTGTGAAAGTGGATCATTCTCTGAGACATCGTAGCTGGTCACCTTGACTTTGTCACACTTACGCGCCACTCTTGATCTTGTTACACACCGTGACGAGAGAGAGGTAAGAGCATGGGGGCTCGGAAGATCCAGAACGAGCAGGAGGTGATCCGCTGGTTCGAGGAGGGACGCACCTACCAGTGGATGACCGACGAGTACAAGCGCAAGTACAACATCGACGTGCAGCTCAGCATGTGGGGGAACTTCCGGCGACGGCGCGGCCTTGACCGGCGCATCGTCCGGGACGACGAGCTGATCCCCTGGCACGTGAAGCGCGAGCACCGCTGGGCGTACCCGCTCGCGATGCTGCGCGCGGAGGCGCGGCGCCGGGAGGGCAAGGAGCTGAGCGCAGACGACACGGCACGGCTGGCGAGCTGGAGCGCCATGCTCGACGAGGAGGGCGCCGTCGTGCACTACGACCCGGACACCGAGGACGGGTTCTTCTACGTCCCGCGCGAGCCGGACGACAAGGACATAATCCGCCGACCGGAGCGGAAGACAACTCTGCGGCCAGCGGCCGACTGAGAACTCCGGAGTAACTTGCACAGACCAAGCCTTTCGTGCGACAGTTGGACCCCGGCCTGGAGATGGGGAGATCTCGGCCGGGGTCCTTCTCTGTTCAGCGCAACTTGCACACGGACGCCGAGCTGTGGTACAACTACTCCCGTCAGCGCAACTTGCACACACCACCTCGGGAGCAACCACCGTGTCGAGCGCCTTCGACGAGCCACGCAGCTTCACGACTGCCTGCGGGCTCATCAGCTTCACCTTCGACATGGAGGAGTACGACTTCCACCTCGACGCCTACGAGGGCTACCAGGCCAGCACCATGGCCGTGGTCCTCGGTCGGCTCGACGCCTGGGGGCTGGAGCCCCTGGACGACGGCGAGGCGGACGCTGTGCTCCTCCCGGACGGAGGCGTGCGGATCTACTGCACGCCGATCGCGCCGGAGGGGGTGAGGAACGCAGAGGCGCTGGCTGACGACACCCCGACTGAAGATCTGGAGGGCGCAGCTTGACCCTGAACCTGATGACGCTTCCGAATGAGGAGCACCCGAACAACTCCGTGCCGCGCGACGGCCACGGAAAGCCCCTGGTCATCCCGGAGGGCGGCGGCAAGCCCGTCGCCCTGACGAGGACCACGACCTTCATCGACTGCATCGAGGACAAGAGCGGCCTGTCGAACTGGAAGCAGCGCCAGACGCTCCGTGGGGCGGCCATGCAGCCGTCCATCCTCGAAGCCGTCGAGGGCCTGGACCCGACCGACCGGCGCGACAAGGCGAAGCTCGACGCGCTCGCGGAGCGGGCGGCCGACGTCGCTGGCTCCAACGTGGCGAGCACACGGGGCACGCACCTGCACACCCTGTCCGAGTACGTCGACCGTGGCGAGCCGCTGCCTCCCGGTACCTCCGAGGAGGACGCCGAGATGATGGCCTCGTACATGATCGAGACCAGCGGCCTGCACATGGTCGGCGTCGAGCAGTTCGTCGTCGTGCCGGAGCTGGCCGTAGGCGGCACGTTCGACCGGACGGCCACCTTCGACTTCCCGTGCCGGGCCGGAGCCGCGTGCCCCGGGCGGCACATCGTCGACCTGAAGACGGGCGGCGAGAAGGCGATCGAGTACGGGCACCTGAAGATGCCCGCCCAGCTCGCCGTCTACTCGCGCGGCCGGAAGTACGACCACACCGTGTTCCCGGCGCCGGTTCGGTCCGAGGACGAGAAGGCGTGGCAGGCGTGGCGCAAGAAGGTCGTCTCCGCCGAGGAGGCAGCCAAGGCGTACACGCCGCTGGAGGACATCTGCCAGGACTGGGGCGTCGTGATCCACCTGCCCCAGGACGGCACGGAGTGCGGCCTCTACTGGGCCGACCTCCAGGAGGGCTGGGAGCTGGCGCTGTTCGCGCAGCAGGTCCGCGCCCGGCGCGGCACGAAGGGGACGCTGATCCGCTTCGGGGTTGACAACGCCGCGTAGAGTGTGTAAGTTGGTCACCATCAAGTCGGAGCGCGCCTCACGGCGCGGCTCCGGCAACCCCGACTGTCGACCGAGTTGACAAGCTCAACCGGATCGTGTAAGTTGGACATCATCACCGACCGAGAGGAGAACGACAGCGTGAGGGAAACCACCGTCACGATCAAGTACGGCAAGGGCTACGACGAGACCTGGGCGGTCTTCAAGGGCAGCCCGGACGAGGTCCGCGAGGACATCGTCGACTACTTCGGCTTCGACCGTGATAGTGTCGCGGGCCTGACGCTCAACCAGCTCGTGATCAACGCGACGCAGGTGGCGCACGGCGGCGGCAACGCGGCGGCGAGCCTCGGGGCGGTCGCCCTCCCGAAGGCGGCGGCGGCCAGCACCCCGGCTGCGGCCCCGGCCCCGCAGAGCGCACTGGCCGCCAGCACCGACGACCCGTGGGCGGCTGCCGGTCAGCCCGCCTCCTCCCCCGCCCCGGCCGCGCCTCCCGCGCAGCCCGAGGCGAACCCGATCTTCGAGCTCATCGAGAACTGCAAGAGCGTCGACGAGCTGAAGAAGCTCTGGGCCACCAACCAGGCCGCGTTCGCGGACGACTCCGTGATGACCGCCTGGAAGGCCAAGGGCCGCTCCCTGAAGTCCGCCGCCTGACGGCCGCGACTTCCACCGAAGCACAGCGCACAGTCACCCATTCACCGAACACACTGGAGGTACACACCGTGGCACTCAACCTGATGACGATCCCCACCCAGGGCGGCGGCTGGTTCAAGCCGAAGGACAACAAGGACGCGGTCGCGATCCTGATCGAGGTCAAGTCCTTCGACCGCCAGCGCCCCACCCCGAACGGCCCGAAGGACTCGGTGCTCGCCGACATCTCCGTCTTCCCCACCCAGGAGGCGCTGAACAACGGCACGCCCACCGTGGCCCAGGGCCAGAGGATCGAGCAGACGGTTCTCGCCCGAGACCTGGAGACCCTGGTCGGGGGAGCCACCATCGTGACCCTGGACCAGGTCCCCGCGAAGAAGCCCGGCGCCTACCCGGCGTGGGTCTGGCGCGCGGTCACCGACCAGGCCAAGGTCAAGCAGGTCGTCGCGTACGCCGAGCAGCGTGACGCGGCCGTGGAGCAGGCCGTCGCCGACGCGCCCGACTTCGACTGACCTGATCGTGTAAGTGTCGCAGGCGGTCATCCTCCGGGGTGGCCGCCTTGCGGCAGTAGAAGGGGAGGTGGCCATGAACACACGATGCCGGGCCTGGAAGCTCGGGTGGTTCCGCATCTACCGATGCGAGCACGACGCCGCGCACGTGCGCGGTGGGAAGTGGCACTGCCAGTACGGCCGCCGAGGGCGGACCTGGCTGGTGAAGGACAGCGAACGACCGCAGAGAGGAGACACCGAGTGCTGAACCCCGCGAGGTCGCTGAGTCTCAACGCCGAGTCCGGCCGCGAGCTCCCGCGTATCGACGCGTTCGACGCCCTCTACAAGAAGGGCATCCGGCCCCGGCACGGCGAGGTCATCATGATCGCCGGTCGGTCCGGGACGCAGAAGTCCGGGCTGGCCCTGTTCTGGGTCGCCGAGATGAACCTGCCGACGCTGTACTTCTCGGCCGACATGAGCGCCTTCACGGCCAGCTCCCGCCTCGCCAGCATGAAGACCGGCGACACCACGGAGATGGTCGAGGCGGGCATGGCGGCGGGCGGCAAGCACCGGCAGGGCTACATCGACGCCCTGGAGGGGCTGAACATCACCTTCTCGTTCGGCTCGCCGATCTCGTGGCGTGCCGTCGACGAGGAGCTGGAGGCGTACGTCGAGCTCTGGGACTCCTACCCGGAGATCATCGTGTTCGACAACCTGATGGACTTCGACGGCGCCGAGTCGGACTACACCGAGCAGATGGCCGTGATGAGCAACGCGACCGAGCTCGCCCGCGCGACGGGCGCGACGGTCCTCCTGCTCCACCACGCGAGCGACAAGAGCTGGGAGGCCAAGTCCTCCCCGTGGTCGCCGCCGTCCCGGGACCAGGTGAAGGGCGGGCTCTCCGAGAAGCCGGAGCTGTCCCTGACCGTCGCGCTGGACCCCACGAGCATGGAGTACCGGATCGCCTGCGTGAAGCAGCGCATGGGGCCTTCGGACCCCACGGCGAACAGCTTCGCCACGATCCGCTGCCACCCGGAGATCACCCGCTTCTCGAAGCTGGAGGCTCCGGCGATGAAGCCCGCGCCCACGGCCGCCCCGGCGACCGACGCGAGCTGGAGCCCGAGTGGTGCCGCCGCTGGCGCCGTTCGGGGGTGATGTGATAGTGTCGCGACAGCGGCACACGGAAGGGCGGCGCCAACCCGGCGCCGCCTCAACTCGGGAGGAGTGTGTAAGTTGAGCAACCCGGCGAGGAACAAGCGCAAGGGTGCCGACTGGGAGATCGACCTGATGAACGGTCTCCGCGAGGTCGGCGAGGATGCGGAGCGGCTGCGGCTCTCCGGCAAGGACGACGAAGGGGACCTGGTCGTCCGCAGCGCCGAGGCGCTGAACGTCCCCTACCTGGTGATCGAGGCCAAGAACGCCAAGTTCGAGCCCGGCGTCTTCGTCGGCGAGATGGAGACCGAGGTCGCCAACTTCGCGAAGCACCGTGGCCTGTCGGCGGACGACGTCGACGGCATCGTGATCGTGAAGCGGCGCGGGAAGAACTGGCGCAAGGCGTTCGTGCTCACCACCGTCGAGCGGTACTTCGACTTGCCGGACGCCGAGTGATGGCGAACACGCTGCCGCTCCAGGTGAACGTCAAGGTCGACGTCGGTCCGTGGGTGGAGGCGTGGGGACGCGCCTTCTCCTTCGTCGACTACTGGCTCGACCCCGAGTCCGACTACGACATGGTCCTCGCGGTCGAGCGCGCCTACGGGGTGACGCACGAGTGACCTTCTCCTGGCGCGAGCCGGGGCAGGCCAAGAAGACCACCCGGCGCTTCGACGACGACGACACGAAGCCGCTCCTGACGGCGGTCTTCGACCACTACGGCGTGGAGTACGACGCCAACCGGACCACCGGCATGACGCACTGTCCGCTCCACGAGGACCGGACGCCGTCCATGTCGTTCAACACCGACAAGGGGCTGTGGCGCTGCCACTCCTGCGGAGAGGGCGGCGACAGCTACTCGCTCCTGATGACGAAGGAGGGAACCGATTTCCGTGGAGCACGAGCCGTTGCAGCCTCTCTCCAGCTCGCAGAGGGAAGCACTGGAGGAGGCGACGAGCAGCTATCAGGGAGCCGTTACGGCGGACGTCGCGCGGTACCTCGTAAGCCGGGGGATCGGGCGGGAGGAGGCGGCTACGTTCCGTCTTGGCGTGGTCGCTGACCCCTTCCCGGGACACGACCGCTTCCGGGGGTTCCTCGCGATCCCCTACCTCGACCGGAACGGCAGGCCGCTGAGCATCCGCTTCCGCTGCCTCCAGGACCACAACCACCGGGACTTCTTCCACGGCAAGTACATGAGCCTCGCCGAGGAGCCGCCCCGCACCTACAACATCCGGGCCATCCACGAGGCGCACGACACCATCCACATCGCCGAGGGCGAGTTCGACGCGATGGTACTGAACAAGGTCGGGCTCCCGGCTGTCGCCATCCCCGGCGCGCAGGCGTGGCTCGGCAGGCACCGCAGGATGCTGGCTGGCTTCAGCCGGACCTACGTCTGGGGCGACCCGGACGACGCGGGCGCCGACTTCACGAACAAGGTCTGCCGCTCCCTGCGCTCCGCCAAGGGCGTGCGCCTGCGGGGCGGAGACGTGACCGACATCTACATGAGCGGCGGGGCCGACGCCCTGCACGCCCTGATCTCCAAGGAGGCTGCCGCGTGAGCGACGAGACCACGACCGAGACCAAGCCGACGACGAAGCGGGCGCCGCGCAAGACCGCGACGGCGACCAAGACCGTGACCCCGACCGAGCGCGTGCTCGCCGAGGTGGCGGACGAACGGACCAAGCAGGACGAGCGGTGGGGCGAGCAGAACCACCCGCTGATCGGCGGCCTCACCCCGAAGCCGCGCCTCGTGGCGGAGTACGCCCGCGAGGAGAACCACTGGCAGGAGATCAACAAGCACCGGGTGCGGCTCGGGGCGATGGGCTGGGACTCGATCGCGGCCGAGGAGCTGTTTGAGGCCGTGTCCGCCCGGGACCTGGCCGAGGCCCGCGCCGAGTACGTGCAGCTCGCCGCCGTCGCGGTGGCCGCCGTCGAGGCGATCGACCGGGGCATCACCCAGTGAAGCGCCGCGTCCACGTGTACGCCCGCATCGGGGGCGGCACCGAGCTGAAGCTCGGCACGATGACGATCCCGGCCGACGCGAGCGACGCCGACATGGCGCGCTACACGGCGGAGTTCTACCGGGGCGTCGCGGCGGAGCTGGAGGCACAGGCTGACGGCCTGGAGGCCACCGAGTGACAACCCTCCCGGGCTCCCCCGGTCCCTCGCTGGAGGCGATCTGGGGAGCCCTCTCCGAGGCCGAGCGGGACGCGCTGCGTCCCCACCTGCTCGGCGACACGTCGGCCGACTGGCTGTCGGCCGTCCTGAAGAAGTACGGCCGCGAGGTATCCGCCTCGACGATCCGTACCTACCGGCGCGCGTTGCGCCAGTCTGGAGTGTGAAAGTGTGACGAGCCTGAAGGATGAGCTGCTGGCCAAGCCGGTCGGCCCCGCCGTCCCGGCCCGCCAGACGAACCCCGAGAAGGACTTCACCCGGCAGATCGAGGTGAACGGGGACACGGCGGCCGTGACCGTGAAGGGTCCGGCCAACGACGTCGACGAGGACGCGGCGACCGCGTACCTCCGGGCGCAAGGGCTCGACCCGGCCGACTGGACCGCGACCGGCTTCCGCTCCTCGGAGTGGACGATGCCCAACGGCGACCAGGGTGTGTCGACCCGCTTCACGTTCGCCCGCGCGGCGACGGTGGCGGCCGACGACAGGCCCCCGCTCGACGAGCTCCTGGCCGCGATCGAGGCGCACGTCCCGGCGACGGTCCTGACGAGCACGGGCGGCGAGCACACGTTCATCGTGGCGCTCGGCGACATGCAGTTCGGGAAGATCGACGGCGACGGAGTCGAGGGCACGCTGGCCCGCACGGTCGACTGCATCAACAAGGCGGCCGACCTGCTGGAGGCGTACCGGCTCCGGTTCGACATCGGCCACGTGCACATCGCCTGGCTGGGCGACCACGTCGAGGGCTTCGTCTCGCAGGGCGGGGCGAACACCTGGCGGACCGTGCTCACGCTGAACGAGCAGATTCGGCTGACGCGCCGGGTGATGCTTCACGCGCTGCTCACATTCGCGCCGCGCGTCGCCCGCCTCACGATGGCGGCGGTGCCGGGCAACCACGGCGAGGCCGTGCGGTTCATGGGCAAGGGCGTGACCCGGTACGACGACAGCCACGACACCGAGTCGCTGATCGCCGTCGCCGACGCGGCCGGGCTCAACCCGGAGCGGTTCAGCCACGTCGAGTTCTTCGTCCCGGAGACCGACGAGCTGACGGTCGTCGTCGAGTGCTCCGGCACGGTCGTCGCGCACGCGCACGGCCACGCCTGGCGGCCGGGCAAGCACTTCGACTGGTGGCGGGGGCAGGCGTTCGACGCCCGCTCGGCCATGCACCAGGCGGACCTGCTCCTGGCGGGCCACCTGCACCACGAGCACACCGACACGGACGGTCCCCGGACCTTCGTGCAGCCGCCCGCCATGGAGAGCGAGAGCACCTGGTGGCGGCACGCCAAGGGCACACGCGGTGCCCCCGGCCTGATGGTCCTCATCACCAAGGACGGAGCTACGCCGATCAAGGAGGTCGTGACCCAGTGAACATCATCGAGATCACCAACGCGTACGACAGCGCAGAGCAGGCGCTCGCCGACTGGAGCTTCGCGACCGACCCCCAGGTGCTCGGCGTGATCGAGCGGGCGGCGCGCAGCATCGCCCGGAAGTACGAGGACAACCGCACGACCGAGTTCGACGACGCCTACCAGGAGGGCCTGGTCCTCGTCGCCACGAGGCGCGACCTCCAGGAGGCGGTCGCTCGGATCGCGGACGAGCCGGGCCTGCTCCACACCCGGCTGGTGCGGGACCTCACCGACAAGTACAAGCGCGAGGCCGAGAAGCGGGTGCCGTCCCGGCTCACCTCATGGGAGCTGAACAACGACAAGCTCGCTGCGCAGGGGTACTGATGGCCGGTGGGTACGACCGCGCGATGGTCGAGCGCCTGCTCACCATCCTCGCCGACCCGGACGCCCTCGCGTGGGGCCTGAAGAACGAGGAGGCCCCCGACGCGGACATGCCCCGGGCGGTCGTGAAGAAAAAGAAGGGCAGCTCCTACCCGGCCATGGTGACCGACATCCGGCACGCGTGGAAGCTCCGCGCGGCGGCCGGGCTGAGCATGGACGAGCAGCGCGCCGTCTACCTGCGGTACGCCGTCGACATGACGGTGCAGGAGGCGGGCGCCCTGCTCGGAGTCCGGCACCAGCGGGTGTCGGAGCGGGCCGAGCGCGGCGTCGGCAAGCTGACCGCGTTCCTGAACGGAGAGAAGTACGTCGACGGGTACGACGGCCTCGCAGAAGACGAGGCGGCGTAGACCACCCGAGCACGACCCAGGACCCCCTGAGCCAACCGGCTTGGGGGGTCCTTTACTTTTTTGCTACCGTCCCGTAACGCGAGAGCCGATGCCTCGTTCGACAGAGGAGAAGGCACAGCCACGCCGGTATCCAACAGACCCCGTCGAGGCGGGTGTCCTCTCCCCCATGCAGGCCCCGCCTCGGCGGCCTGGATTCCAACTCGGGAAGGGAACCATGCAGCAAACGAGAACGGTCGTCGACTTCATCGACGACATCGACGGAAGCAGCGAAGCGACCACAGTCAGCTTCGGCATCGACGGTCGGACGTTCGAGATCGAGCTCGGCGAGCGCAACGAGACGAGGCTCCGCAAAGCCCTGGAGCCCTTCATCGAGCACGGCCGAGAGCAGCGCCCGAAGCGCCGGAGCCGGAAGCGGGTGGACCCAGCCACCGTCCGGTCCTGGGCCGTGGAGAACGGCGTCGAGGTGAGCTCACACGGCCGCGTGCCCAATGCCGTGGTCGACCAGTACCGGGCTGCTATGAACGGTGGCTGATGATCCCGAGGAGGGGACTCAGCCTTGCAGCTCCACCCAACGAACAGACTGCTCCATGCCCTGCGCAAGCGGGGTGACCAATGGCCCGAGGTCGAGGCCGACCTGCTCGACGCGGAGTCGATGACCCCTGTCCGGGGCTTCCCGTCCCGGCGCCGCATCGTCGGCGAGGAGTACCAGGGCTACGTCGAGCCGGACCGCAGCGGCGAGCCGAACTCGTGGGTCGTGATCGGCGTGCGAGAGCGGGAGCGCGCGGACGTGCGCGTCGTGAACCCCGTCGTCGGAGTCGAGCACCGGGTTTCCCTGCCCCGGGCGCGCGGCGGCGGCGTCGGACGGCGCTGGCCGACCACCTACGACGAGCTGACCCAGCGGCTACGCGACCAGGGGTACGCCGTCGAGCAGACGAAGTCGCACCTCGGGCTGTACGAGGCGGGCAACCGGATCGCTACGATCGCCACGTCGGCGAGCGACTGGCGCTCGATCCGGAACATCTGCCTGATCCTGCGCCGCCTCGGGATCGACGTCCGACGTCGAAGCTGAGGCTCAGCCTTGTGATACCTCACGAACACGCTGGTCGAGGAGGGTGCGTGAGGTATCACAAGATGGTACCCTGGTGGGGTGACCAGCTCTGTGCTCGACCAGCTCCGCCAGGCGAAGACCGGACCAGCTCCGAAGGAGAACGCCGAGGCGGCGCTGAGCCTTCCCGTGGTCGGCTCCTACGCGCGCATCTCTGACGCCTACGAGGACGCGGAGACCGGCGTCACCGACACCGGCACGACGCGCCAGCGGAAGGTGAACAAGCTCCTCGCCGAGGCCCGGGGCTGGCAGCTCCACGATCGAGAGTACGTCGACAACAACCTGTCGGCGTACAAGTCGCACGTCGTGCGCGACGACTTCGAGGACCTGCTTGAAGACCTCGCGGCCGGGGTGGTCGACGGGATCATCTGCTACAACCTCGACCGGCTGGCCCGGCAGGTGAAGGACCTGGAGCGGGTCATCGAGATCTACGATGCCGGGCGCAAGGCCGGGCGCTCCATGTACTTCGCGACCAACGAGGGGTCGATCGACCTCAGCTCGGACGACGGCATCACGCTGGCTCGGGTCATGGTCGCCTTCGCCAACAAGGCCAGCCGCGACACCGCGCGCCGGGTCGGGCTGAAGCACCAGGAGATGCGAGACGAGGGGCGCAACGTCGGCGGCGGCCGACCCTTCGGCTGGGACTGGCAGTTCGAGGGCAGCCGACAGCACGTCCTGAACCCCGTCGAGAGCGAGGCCATACGGCAGGCCGCTGCCGGGCTGACGGACGGATCGAAGACCTGGAGCGGCATCCAGCGGGAGTGGAACGAGGCGGGCTTCACGACGCCACGCGGCCGACCCTGGACCCCGCAGGCCATCAAGGGCGTGCTCCGCAGCCCGCGCCTTGCCGGGTGGCTCGTGCACAAGGGCGGCATCGCCGTGCACAGCCGGACCGGAGAGCTCATCCGGGCGCAGGCTCCGGCCATCCTGACCGACGAGGAGTACGAGGCTCTGCTCGTGGCCACTGAGGCGACGCGCAGCCGGTACACGAACGCCTCCGGACGCCAGCGGTACCTGCTCTCCGGCATCGCGCGGTGCGCTGAGTGCGGAGGCGCGCTCGTCGGCAACCGGCGTACGGACAAGCACTGGTACTACGCCTGCCGGACGAGCAACGGCCACACCCCGGACGGGCGCATCCCCTGCGGCGGCGTGACGTGCTCGGGATACGAGCTGGACCGGATGATCGAGGAGCTGGTCCTGCCGATGATCGTGGAGGGCACGGGCGGCGCATCCCTGAACGCAGAAAAGCCCCACCAGCGTGAGCTGGCAGGGCTTCGGGATGAGCGGAAGACGTGGGTCAAGCGGCTCGACGACGGCTCGGCGCCGGACATCGTGCTCCCCCGGATCAGCCGGATCGACCAGCGGATCGAGGAGCTGCGGCACAAGCAGGCCGAGTGGCTGCGCGAGCAGCGCGTGCGCGAGCGGCACGTCGGGGTCACCAACGAGACATGGCCCCACCTCTCCACAGAGGAGAAGCGGGGCCACATCGCGGATCTGATCGAGGCGATCTACGTCAGCCGCGCTACGCGGCGGGGGAACACCTTCGATCGGAGTCGGGTGTCGACTCCTGTCTGGCGTGCGACAGCCGACGCTTCTGCATCGACCGACGCTGGTTCTCGGTAACGGGCGGGGCAGTCGCCCTGGCGGCGGCCACCCACTCTGCTCGGGTCACGTGCCGACGACCGTCCCGTCCTCGTACAGCCGGTAGAGCTCGGCGCCCTTGTCGAGCTGCGCCTCGGCCCACGCACGGATGTCCCACGCCTGCCGGGAGTTGCCCAGGCGGCCGAGGAAGATGCGGCGCGGGGTCGAGCTCTGCAAGGAGGCCAGGGAGTGCACGGTGTAGACGCGCCCGCCCTTGAACCCGGGGTACAGGTGGCCAGCCTCCGAGCTGCGCACCACCAGGACGTCGTCCTCGGTGACCTCGGTGTCGGCGATGTGGTCGATGGTCTGGTAGCTCACGGTCGGGCTCCTCTCGTCGGGGCGAACGGGGGTGGGACTTCCACGAGCTCGGCGTCGATGTCGTCGAGCAGCATCTCGGCGACGCGGTCGAGCCCGGAGGGCCGGTCGTAGTAGCACACGGACTCCCGCGACCGGCCGGAGGCGTCGGTCCAGCGGACCTTCAGCCACTCCATCTTCTGCGACACTTTCACACCGTCGCCATGAACTGATCGAGCTCGGCGAACAGAGCAGCGCAGGGATTGACCCTGAACCGCCCCACCCGCATGACCTCGGTGTGGTGCGGGCTGACGAGGTGAAGCTGCACCTCGGTCGTCCCCTCGTACTGACCCAGCAGGTCGGCCAGGCGCCCCGCTGTGCCCTCGTTGAGCTTGTCGACGGGCAGAGTGACCACCACGGGGCGCGCGGCCTCGTAGTCGGCCTCCTGCGGGATCGCGACCGACTGCCCGATGAGCTGAGGGCTGCCGTCGCGACGCTCCAGGCGCCCGGTGACGAACAGGATGGCGTCCTGCACCAGGTGCTTGGCGATGGGCCGGTACTGCCCCGGGAAGAACAGCACCTCGATCTCTCCGGTGCGGTCCTCGACGGTGGCGATGGCCCACGTGTCGCCGCGCCTGCTCGACTTCTTCTCGACGGCCGAGACGAGCCCGCCGATGGTGACGGTCTCCCCCTCGATCGCCCCCTCGTCGAGGAGGTACGACACGGCGGCGTCCGACCGGGTGTCGAGCATCGCCTCCAGCCCTGCGAGCGGGTGGTCGGAGACGTAGAGGCCCAGCATCTCGCGCTCGGCGGAGAGCATGTGCGCCTTGGTCCACGTGACCGTCCTGCTCGGGAGCTGGATCTTCTCGTAGGTGTCCTTGATGACGAGGCCCGGCACCGTGCCGTTCTTCGCCTGGTCGGCCACGGCCTCGTAGCTCTCGGCCATGGCCCGCCGCGTCGCGCCCGTACCGTCGAGTGCGCCCGCCTTGATCAGCGACTCGACCGCACGCTTGCTCAGCGACGACTGGCTCATCCCCATGAGGAAGCTCGGCAGCGAGGTGAACTCGCCCCACGCCTCCCGGATGTCGATGAGCTCCTGCACCACGCCCTCGCCCACGTTCTTCACGGCGGCCAGCCCGAAGCGGATCTCGTCCGCGCCGTTCGGCGTGAAGTCCAGGTTCGAGACGTTGACGTCGGGCGCCTTGACCTTCAGTCCCATCCGCCTGCACTCGGCCAGGTACGTGGCCATCTTCGCCTTGTCGTCGCCGACGCTGGTGAGGACGGCGGCCATGTACTCGGCCGGGTAGTGGGTCTTCAGGTACGCGGTGCGGTAGGCGATCAGCCCGTACGCCGCGCTGTGCGCCTTGTTGAAGGCGTACCCGGCGAACGGAACGAGCACGTCCCACACCGCCTGGATCGCCTCGTCGGAGTAGCCGTTGGCCCGGCAGCCGTCCCGGAACGGAATGAACTCCTGCTCCAGGATCTCCTTCTTCTTCTTGCCCATGGCGCGACGGAGAAGGTCTGCCTGACCGAGCGAGTACCCGGCGAGGATCTGGGCGGCGCGCTGCACCTGCTCCTGGTAGATGATCAGGCCGTGGGTCACGTCCAGGATCTCGGCCAGGGGCTCGGCCAGCTCGGGGTGGATCGGGGTGATCTCCTGCTGGCCGTTCTTGCGCAGCGCGTAGTTGGTGTGCGAGTTGACGCCCATCGGGCCGGGTCGATACAGGGCCACCACGGCGGAGATGTCCTCGAAGTGGTCCGGCTTCAGGAGCCGGAGCAACGAGCGCATCGGGCCGCCGTCGAGCTGGAAGACCGAGAGCGTGTCGCCCCTGGCCATCAGCTCGTAGGTCGCGGTGTCGTCGAGCGGCAGGTTGTCGAGGTCGACGACCTCGTTCCTGTTCTCGGCGATGTTCTTCACCGCGTCGGCCATGATCGTGAGGTTCCGGAGCCCGAGGAAGTCCATCTTCAGCAGGCCCAGGCTCTCGCACTGCGGGTAGTCGAACTGCGTGACGACCGAGCCGTCCGCAGGCCGCACCCACACCGGGATGTGGTCGGTGATCGTCTCGTTGGACATGATGACGCCCGCCGCGTGCACGCCCATCTGCCGGACCAGACCCTCCAGGCCGAGCGCGGTGTCCACCACCTGCTTGACCTCGGGGTCGGACTGGTACATGGCCCGCACCTCGCCCGCCTCGTTGTACCGCTTCGCCTCCGGGTCGGTGATGCACCCGAGCGGCGCCGTCTCGCCCATCACGTCGGGTGGGAGCGCCTTGGTGATGCGGTCGCCGACCGCGAACGGCTTGCCAAGCACCCGGGCGGAGTCCTTGATCGCGTTCTTGGCCTTGATGCGGCCGTACGTCGCAATCTGGGCGACCTTGTCGCTCCCCCACTTGTCCGTGACGTACCGGATGACCTCGCCTCGACGGCGGTCGTCGAAGTCGATGTCGATGTCCGGCATGGACACGCGCTCGGGGTTCAGGAACCGCTCGAAGATGAGCCCGTGCGGCAGGGGGTCCAGGTCGGTGATCCCCAGCGCGTAGGCGACCAACGAACCGGCCGCCGAGCCACGCCCGGGACCGACCGAGATGCCCTGGCCTTTCGCCCAGCCGATGAAGTCGGCCACGACCAGGAAGTAGGACGGGAAGCCCATCTTCAGGATCATGTCGATCTCGTACTCGACCTGGACGCGGTGCTTGTCGTCGTACCCGCCCGGGAACCGGCCGTCCATGCCCCGCAGCACCTCCGCGCGGAACCAGGACTCGACCGTGTGCCCCTCGGGCGCCGGGAACACCGGCATCAGGTCGTGCGCCTCGAACATCCCGCTCGGGTCGACCATCTCGGCCACGAGCAGCGTGTTCCGGCAGCCCTGCTGCCATGCGTCGCTCTGGTCGATGCCGTACATCTCGGCGGCGGTCTTCAGGTAGTACCCGGAGCCCTCGAACCGGAAGCGGTTCGGGTTGGCGAGCTCGGAGCCCGTCTGCACGCACAGGAGAGCGTCGTGCGCGTGGCTCTCGGCCTCCCGGACGTAGTGCGAGTCGTTCGTGACGACCGGAGGCAGCCCGAGCTCGCGCCCGAGCCTCAGCAGGTCGTCCCGGACCCGGCGCTCGATCTCGATGCCGTGGTCCATGAGCTCCAGGAAGTAGTTGCCCGGCCCGAGGATGTCCCGGTACGTGGCGGCCACCTGGACGGCCTCGTCGTACTGCCCGAGGTTCAGCCGGGTCATCACGGCGCCACCCGGGCACCCCGTGGTGCCCATCAGGCCCGCCGAGTGCTCGGCCAGCAGGTCGGCGTCGATCCGGGGGTACTTCCCGAGCAGGCCCTCGCTGTACGAGCGCGAGCTGAGCTGGAACAGGTTGTGCAGGCCCCGGTTGTCGCCCGCCCAGATGGTCATGTGGGTGTACGCGCCTCGGCCGGAGACGTCGTACCGCTTCTGCTCGGGGGTGCCCCACTGCACCCGCTCGGTGTCGTCGCGCCGACCCGGCGCCACGTATGCCTCGATGCCGATGACCGGGGTGACCCCCGCCTTCATGGCCCTGGTGTAGAAGTCGTGCGCGCCGTGCAGGTTGCCGTGGTCGGTCATCGCAATGGCCGGTGCTCCCTGGGCGGTCACCTCGTCGAACATGTCGCCCAGCCTGGCCGCTCCATCGAGCAGGCTGTACTCCGTGTGCACGTGCAGGTGCACGAACTGGTCTGCCACCGAGTCCTCCTCTCCTCGCTGTGTAAGTGTCACGGTACACGACGACGGGGCCGGGCGCAACTTGCACACCCGGCCCCGCGTCTCGTGCTCAGTACCCCATCCGGCCAGCCGTGTAGACCCCGGCGAAGAACGCCAGGTGCAGGAGCACGACGATCAGGACCACGATCTTGATCTCGTCCTTCATGCGGCGGCCTCCAGGATGCGGCGGACCGCGTCGAGCTTGTCCCGCGAGCCGCCGTACAGGTTGTCCAGCGCCTCCTCGATCTGCGCCAGGCGCTCGTGCGCGTCCCGGGCGGCGGCGATCAGGCGCCGCATGTTCTCCGGCGCCCAGATGTTGCGGACGCCGTCCGGCTTGCCCTCACTGAGGTTCAGGCCGAGCGCACGGGCCGCCCTGTTGACGACGTCGCGCGCCTCCCCGCCCTCCTCGTTCTGCCGGTACGCCGCGTCGCAGTGGCCGCGACGGCACTTCTCCAGCTCCTCGGTCAGCTCGGCGCGCTGCTCACGCAGGCTGCCGACCTCCGCCTGGAACCCGGGCAGTAGGCTCCGCGCCCCGCGCTCCAGGTCCTTCGCGTGGGCCAGCTCGCCCTGCAACTCGAAGATCCGAGTCGCGCGCTTGTTGGCCAGCTCGTACTGGTGCCGGGACTCGGCGCGCAGCCGGTTGTTCTCGACGGTCGCCTGCCGGAGCTGGCCTTCGAGCTCGATGATCCGGGCGCACAGACCGAGGTCGATGTCCTGGTCCACCGGCACCAGCTTCATCTGCTGGCCGCCCATGTAGAGCCGGGTCTCGCCGCCCTCGAACCGCATCTCGACCTCGTCCTTCAGGACGTAGTCGGTCACCGGCTGGGGCTTCGAGTCGATGTCGTAGCAGTCCTCCGGGGTGTGCACCTGGAGGAGCGTCTGCCCGTCACACGCGCACTTGGCCGCCCGCAGCTCGTCGGTCGAGGCCCGGCACTCGCCGCCGGAGATCCCGTTGATCCAGTCCCAGCCGCCGACCTTCGGCCGCCCCTCGGGGGCGTACTCCCACACGTTGACGCCGCCGTTCTGCGCTGCGGCGAGCAGGTGGAACGCGCTCGCGCACACCCAGTGCAGGTCGTCGAGCTGCGTGCCGCTGTCCTCGCTGAACGCCGTGATCCGACGCCATCCGCGCCGGGTCTTCACCTGGTCCCCGATCCTCGGCTCCGTCACGCCGCGATCCTCCCTTCGTAGTCGCTCCGGTTCTGCGCCGTCAGGTGGAACAGCCCGAAGTCGCACTCGTAGTAGCGGTGCTCCGTCCGGATGCCGCGTCCGCTGCCCTGAGATGCAGCGGTCCGGCTCCGCTTGGCCTGCGCCCTGCCGAGCGCCTTGTCGGCCTCCCTCTCGGTCATGAAGCCGCGCTTCACGCCGCACCGGCACGAGGTGTGCCTCACGGTCTTCATCGTGCGTCTCTCCTCCCTCAGTACGGCAGCGGGGTGCCGGACGGCGTGCGCGTGTCCGGCTCCTTCTGCGGCTTCGGCTTGGTGGTCTTCTTGATCTGGATCTGTCGGGCCACGAGGCCCCTCCCTACTTCCGGTACGCCGAGCACTCGCAGCCCGGCACCTGGCACTCTCCTCGCGCGGCGGCGGCCATCGAGTGAGCGAACGGGGCGTGCCCGCACTCCTCGTTGACGCACCACGGGGTCCAGGACTTCTTCCCGTCCTGGTTGGCGATCAGGACCTCCGGCGAGCTCAGCGGCACGACGTGAGCCGTACCTCCGACCCCACCCAGGCGCTCGCCGAACTTCTTGGCGTCGCCCTCGGTCCCGAACGGCCCGTAGTTCAGGCCCCGGCTGCCGTCCGCCCACGTGTGGGCCAGCACGAAGCTGTCCCGCATCGCGAGGATGTCGGCCATCTCCTTCAGGAGCGCCTTGGCCATGTCCTTCGGCCCGTCGTACTCGCCGGACTCCAGGATCTCGGTGACGCGGTTGACCTCCTGCGCCCTCGGCGTGATCCTCATGCCGTCGCCCCGCTGTCGAACACGGTCTCCTCGCGCTCCACCCGGATGCGCAGTCGGCCGCTGTAGTTCAGGACGTCGCGCTTGCCGACCATCATGGCCTTCTCGCGCATCGACTCGTCGCTCTCCGGGTACTTGCCCTTGCGCTGGAGGAGCCGGGCCTTCTCGTGCCAGAAGCTCTCGTTCCCGAGCTGGACGAACTGCTCGACCACCCAGTACGTCATGTCGTCGTCGTTCAAAACCTCTCGCCCTCCGGAACCTCGGACTCGTCGACTACGGCGAAGCCCCACGGCATCTCCTGGTTGACGGCCTCCTGGGCGAGCTGTTCCAGGAGCGCGTCGTCCTTCTCGTCGCCCTCCTCCAGCGGAACGTAGGTCGTGATGTCGGTGTTGATGAAGCGGCCCTCGATCTCGACCTTCAGGTACCTCACCCGCACCCTCCTCTCTCTCGCGGCTGGCTCATCAGGACCCGAGCGCCACCTCGGGCCGACGCGCTCCCTCCCGAGCGCGTTTCGCCACACTATCACACCTGGAGCGACACTGTCACGCCACGTTCCGCTCGACCCGCACCATGTACCCGATCAGGGCGTGCAGGTCGTCCTCCGTGCCGTCGTTGTCGAAGATCCAGTCGAACGGGTACTCGTCGAGCGCGACGTCGCTGACGTGCAGCTCGCCGGTCGACGTCCGTCTCGGCCCGACGCCGTGCCGGTTGATTCGGACGACGATGCCGCCCATCTCCCGCACCCGGTCCGCCTCGTTGGGGAAGCGGCAGTCCGTGATCACCAGGTTCTCGCCCGGTCGGTACGAGTCGAAGACGGCGTTCACCCAGACGTGCTCGCCGAGCACGCGCCGCCCCGCCTCGGTGCCGGTCCGGAGCAGGAGGTCAGCGACCTCCGGGGACTCCAGCTTGGCCCGCTCCCAGCCGATGTCGTCGACCAGGATGGAGAGCCGGGTGTACTCAGGCACCCCGCCCGGAACGGGGTACAGGACGATCGGGTTCTGCCCGTACAGGAAGTCGCGCAGCCGGTCGGCGAACGCGTCCCGGCGCCAGCCCTGCTCGATCAGGTGGCGGGCCGCCGTGTCCTTCCCGCTCCTGGCGTAGCCGCTCAGACCCACGATCACGCGGACTCCCCCTTCTCGACGACCTCGGCCGCCCGCTCGCGCCCGAAGCGCCAGCCTCGGGAGTAGTCGTACCCGTAGGTGTCGGACACCCGGTCCCAGCCGGTCTCGGTGCCGCGCCGGATCAGCGCCGCGTCCTTCGCGCGCTGGAACTCGGTCGTCACCTGGACCAGGTCGTCAAGCGCCCGCTCCAGCGCACCGAAGTCTCCGGCGACAGCCAGCACGGCGCGCTTCGCGTCCTCGATCGTCATCTTCATGCCGCCACCAGGCCGAGCTCGAAGGCGGTCGGGAGGGCGGCGCTGATGTCGACGAAGTCACCCGCGTTGGACAGGTACTCGCCGCCGCTCGCCATGACGGCGGACGGGATGCGCTCCCCCTCCTCGATGAACCGGATGCCCAGCTCGGTGATGGACCAGAGCCTCTGGCTCACCGTGCCGTCCGGGAGGACCGAGTTCTCGATCAGCGCCCAGTACGTCAGCTTCCGGAAGTTGCTGTACTCGGTGTTCGTCAGGTCCAGGTCGCTGCGCTTCAGCGCCTCACCACCGGCCGCGTAGACCTTGGTCAGCGCACTCACCAGGTCGGGGGTCAGGCTGTACTTCTTCGGCTCAGGCTTCGTCTGGCCGCAGGTCTCGCACTTCGCCACGATCGTGGCTCCTCTCGTCAGGCTGGCTCATCAGGACCCGGGTACCACCCGGGCCGACCCCCGAAGGGGTTTCGCCTTGGTCAGTCCTCCCTGCTCTCGCGCTTCCACAGCCGAGTCTCGCGGCGCCGGACCAGTCGCCTGATCCAGCGCCCCTTCTCGCCCTCGTCGGCGTAGCGGTGCTCGATCACGCGACTCGACGCGCTCACCCCGCCCTGCTTCGTGCGGTGGTACCGCTTCCGGCCAGTGCCGGGGACCGGGACACTCACCGGGCCTGTCTCCTCACTCGTAGTGGCTGGCCGCGATCTCGTCGGCCTTGTCGGCGACGCGTCGGCGGTCGACCTGCTCCAGGTTGGCCAGGAACCCGGCCAGCCGTTCGTCGTCCGGCTGCTCCTCCAGGGCGGCGTCGTACCCCTCGCCGTACCCCTCGTCGTAGCCGTCCGACTTGCCGTCGTCGTAGGCGAAGCTGTCCGACTCGTCGGACCCGTTGGCGTACCCGGCGTCGTAGTTCTCGTCGCCGACGATCTCCTCCAGCGAGTCGAGCAGGCCGAGGACGACGACCTTGTCCTCGTCGTCCTGCACGAACGCGAGGATGTCCTGGATCACGGTGTCCTTGGTCATCACGGTGGTGGTGCTCCCTCCGTCATGGGATGGCTCATCAGGGCGGGGTTCCCGAGTCCCGCCGACCCCGCTGGATGCGGGGTTTCGCCTTGGATCAGACGGCGTCGTCGAACTCGGCTTCAGCTTCGGCGCGGCCCTCGGCCTTGCCCTCCTCGTAGCCCTGCTCGTAGCCGTCGCTGTGCCCCTCGTCGTAGCCCTCGGAGCGGCCGTCCTCGTGGCCGTCGTCGTAGCTACCGCTCTCGCACTGGCCCTCCTCGTAGCCGGACGAGTAGCCCTCGTCCTCGCCCTCCGAGTAGCCGTCCGAGTGACCGTCGTCGTAGGACTCGGACATCAGGACCTCGATGTCCTCCCGGACCTCGTTGACCAGGTTGTCCAGGTCTTCGCCCTCCTTGCCGACCAGGTCGAGGACCTTGACCATCACGGATTCGACGGTGGTGGTGTTGAGCACGGTGTGTACCTCCCGAGATCAGGTGACTGGCTCATCAGCACCGGGCTGTCACCCCGGTGGACGCTCCCCGAAGGGAGCGTTTCGCCGTCTCGCTGGTGCGACACTATCACATCAGCGCGACACTGTCACGCCGACTGCGCGGGCTCCGGCTCCAGCGCGGCGATGGCGTCCTTCGCCATGCTCTGCGCCCAGTCGAAGCCGTAGATCCCCCACAGAGAGTCGTCGGTGGGCTCGAACCCCCACGACCAGTCCTTCGCCGAGTCGCCGGTCTTGACCGCGCGCTCCCACACCACGCGCTCCTCGACCACGAACCCGTACACCTCGCCGTTGGCGTAGGCCACGTACTCGTCGCGCTCCGCCTCGACGTACGCCTGGGGGTCACCGACCCCGTGCTCCTCGACGTCGGCGGCGGTCAGGTACCAGATCGTGTACGGCCCGCTCACCGGGTCGTAGTTCTCGGCGACCGCCGCACCGTGGAAGATGCGGGCGTAGCGGGTGAAGACGTCGATCGCGTCCGGGCGCCAGGAGATCTGGTCCCATGCCGCCTGGAGCGGGCCGCCATCCCCGTCGTCGACCGGCAGCCAGTGCCGGTGGTCGTCGGCGGTGATCACGTGGACGATGTGGTCGAAGTCCTCGCGGGGGTTGACCGGGTGCTCGTCCACCATGATGCGGACCTGGAAGTCTCCGGACTCGGTGCGAAGGGTCTCGATGGTGCTCATGTCGATGATCTCCTGTCTGCTCAGAGAGCGGTCGAGTAGCGGGCGACGAAGGTGTACGTCCCGGCCTCGCGGTCGAAGTGGTACGACTGCGAGATCTTCTCCGGGGAGAAGCCCAGCGCCTTGGCCAGCGTCTCGCGGGCGATTCGCCAGGCGGCGTGCGCACCCCGGTTCTTCTGGCTGGCCGGACCCTGCACGATCAGGTCGACCGCGCTCTCACCCAGCACGCCCTTCTCGATCACGGCCATGTTGCGAACGTGGTGGATCTTGACGTCGAACACTGAGGACTCCTCGTCTCTCGTATGGCTGGCTCATCAGCGAGGGGCTGCCACCACCCTCGGACCCCGGCTTCCCGGGGTTTCGCCGTGTCGCTACACTATCACACTCGGCGCTGTAGCTCAACTTCCACGCGCTCCAGCTCGACGATGGTCAGGCTGTGGCTCCGCGCCTCCTCCAGAAGCAGGCTGCGCAGCTTGGCCAGCTTGATCTGCGCCCAGACAGGGAGCTTCGCGTCCCTCTCGTTGTCGAACAGGTCCGCCTCGCGGGTCTGGTAGAACTCCGCTCGTCCCGGTTCCCAGGTCACTGGTCGTACACCCCCAGGCACCAGCTCGCGATCGGCTCCACGAACACACCCTCCGGGAGCCAGTCCGGCTCCTCGAACTGCCGGTCGGCGACCGCCATGGGCCACTCTCCGGCGCCCTCCAGGGCGATGCTCCAGGACCCCTCGCTCAGACCCTCGTGGTCGTGGTCGGCGAGGAAGAAGTTCCCCTTGTCCAGCGGGTGCATCTCCTCGATCTTGGCGAGCACCTGCTCCGCAGTCTCCCGCTTCACGCCGCTTCCTCCGTCCGGTAGAACACGTCCTTGCCGATCAGCAGGGCGTCGGTCGAGTGGAGCACCGGCTCCAGTGTCTCGGCGTCGACGAAGGTGCCGCCCTTCCACGGGTCGTACACCGCCTGCCGGTACCTCCTCGCGTCGAGGATGTACGTCACGCCCGTGTGGTGGACCTCGTCGATCTCCCCCACCAACCAGGCGTGCACGTTGCGCACGCCGTCCCGGATGCACCGCTGGCGCCCGGACTCGTGGACCTTGAACTCCACGTCCTTCAGCGCGACGGCGGTCACGTAGTCGATGCGCTGACCCGGGACCTTCAGGCTGATCACCTGGTCCGTCTCGCCCGACCGCAGCCGGGGCAGGTGCAGGTGTGCCCACGCTCGCATGGTCACGCCTCCCGTACCACGATGCCGACCTGCGGCTCGTCCTCGTTCTCGCTCGGGTAGTGCGTCACCTCGGTGACCTCGTACTCCACCCGCTCGGTCTGGTAGTGGCCGTAGTACCCGCGCCGGGACTCCATGATCACCACCTTGTCTCCCTCTCGGGGGACGCTCGCGAAGTGCAGCGAGCGGTAGAACCCGTCGCCCTTCCGGGCGATGTCGATCAGCATGTCCACTCCCTCGTGTGGCTGGCTCGTCAGGGACGGGGAACCACCCCGCCCGACGCCCCGCAGGGCGTTTCGCCTCAGCTCGTCTCGAAGAACCCGGACCGGCACACCAGGTAGGAGGTGTCGCCGATGCGCTCCCAGCAGTGGCCCCGGTCGCTGCGCTGGATGCGCTTGCCGTTGACCCCGCGCCACCCGTCCCGGATCAGCTCGTTCACCAGGGAGGCGGGCGCCTTGTGCCAGGCGGGCCGGATCAGGGCCGTCACCTTGCGTCCGTGCTGCCGAGCTCGCAGGCTGTTCGGTGCCGCGTGCCAGCCGCGCACCACCACCAGGTCTCGGACGTACCGCACGCGCTGCGTCGGGGTGACGTAGAAGCTGTGCCCCCGTCCGTTCCCGAAGCTCCCCGCGTCCCAGTAGCACGGGCCGGGCGAGTCCTCGTACCGGCACGGCTTGTACGTCGGCTTCGGTGCGGCGTCCGCCGTCCCCGCCCCGCTGGACACGGCCAGCGTCAACGCGGCCACGACCACGGCCACCCACTTCAGGATCTTCATCGGTGCTCCTGTCTCTCCGGCTTGGCTCATCAGCGGGACGGACGCCACCCGTTCCCGGACCCCGGTCGCCCGGGGTTTCGCCACGTCAGGCGGGGAAGGCCAGTTCGAGCTGGTCGGGGTTGTAGCCGAGGACGTTCCAGCGGTAGACCTCGGTCGCCTTCTCCGTGAAGTAGGCGTCCCGCGTCCGCTTGTACTCCTCGCTCACCACGTCCCAGTTGACGTCGTCCGAGCGGCACCACGAGTGGCGGTGCGCGTGGTCCTCGTCCTCGTACCACCGCTCCTTGATCGCCTCCTGCTCCTCGGTGTCGTCGAGGAGGATGAACTCGGAGACCGCGCTGTCCAGCGCCTCCTCCAGCGTCTCCTCGAACTGCTTCCACTCCCGCTCGGAGTAGTCGGAGTCGTCGAGCACCGGGTAGTCCTTCAGCGCCTCGGAGATCGAGACCGCCTCCTTGAACGCGGCGGTGAACTCCATCTCGTCGGGGAGGCACCGCTCCCCGTCGCACTCGACCAGGCAGAAGTTCTGGCAGTAGTACGAGTCCTCGTCCTCGCCACACCCGTCCTCGTGCTCGAAGCACGGGTCGCACTCGCACTCCTCCTCGAAGGTCTCGTAGACCTGCACCCAGATCTGCTCCAGGTTCCCGACCAGCCAGTGTCCGGCCGACCCCTGGAACCAGTGCTCGTCGTCCTCCGCCGCACCCTCGATCAAGTCGCGGGCCGCGTGGAAGTTCGACTCCTCCAGGATGTCGTCACCCCGGTCCGCCCACCCGATCACCGGGATGTGCGTGGTGTAGCACCGCTCGTCCCAGAATGCGGCGTCGCTCGGGCGCTTCAGGCCCTCCTCGGCGTACTCCCGCAGGACGTCGATGTCGATCTCGGTCATGGTGACCCCTTCGGTCAGTGGCTTGGCTCATCAGCAGGGAGGGAGCCACCCTCACCCGGACGTCCCACTTACACACCGGGACGTTTCGCCAGGTCAGTCCTCGTCGACGTCGCCCTGTTCGAGCTCGTCGAGGATCACGTTGACCAGCCGGGAGGCCATCAGGTACAGCGCCCACCCGGACACCGAGTCCATGTCGTCGGGGAAGTCCCCGAGCTCGGTCAGGTCCTCGTTGTACGCGGCCAGGTCGACGAAGGTCGCCCACTTCTCGTGGGTGTAGACCGGGACCGCGCCGTCCGCGATCTCTCCGTCCTTGCCGTGGTACCGCATGTCCTCGACCGCTTCGGTCAGGGTCAGCGCGTCGCTGCCCATCAGGTACTCGACGCTCTCGATCACCGCGTCCCGGATGCTGACCAGGAACCGCGCACCCGCCGACTCGTTCGTGTCCGGACCAGCCGAGTCCGCGAAGCCCGACAGGGCGTAGGCGCTGGCCTGCTTGACCTCGTCGATCACGTTCATCTCTCGTCCCACTTTCACAGTCTGGCTTGGCTCATCAGGAGGGTGGTTGCCATCCGGTCCCCCGACCCCGGTTGCCCGGGGTTTCGCCTTGTGGTGTCACACTATCACAGGTGAGACAGTGTGTCGAGCCCGTCAGCCGTACCGGAGCTCGTTGAAGCACGCCACCTGGATGATCGCGTCAGCCGCGTCCGCGTCGATGTGACCGCAGTCGATGCCGTCGTCGTCCCGGTCACGCCAGGAGTCCAGGATGTACCCGTGGATCTCCCGGTTGACGTACTTCTGGTCCAGGTCCAGGAGGCGACCGAACGCCTGCCGGATGTCCTCGACGCTCAGGTAGAACACCTCGTCGACGTCGCGACCCCCGAACGGGTAGTCGTCGACTCCCTCGACGATCGTGAACTCCTTGTCGTCCGGCTTGCCACCGAACTCCTCGTCGGTCGGCTCGGTCGCCCAGTACGTGATGCCGCCGTAGGCAGCGGTGTCGACGATGTCCCGGACGTTCTCGTCCGTCACCACGCTCAGGTCTGCCATGATCAGGCCGCCTGGAGCTCGATGGTCTGGAACTTCTGGCGACGGATCGCCTTGCGCTCCAGGGTGACGCGCTTGTCCTTGCGCTTCGAGTCGCGACGGGTGGAGCGGTCGAACTCGTCACGGATCTTCTGCACGGTGATCTCCTCAGATCGTGTGGCTTGGCTCATCAGCGGGGCAGGAGCCACCTGCACCCGGACCACAGGGCCTCCCCTCCCCCACAGAGGGAGGCCCCGGGTTTCGCCGTCAGCCCACCTGCATCGAGGTGAGCTGCGACCGCCAGCCAACGGTCACCTTGACCGTGCTGGAGTCGTCGAGGTCCTTCGCCTCCTCGATCAGCTTGCGCAGATCGCCGAGGGTCAGGCCCGTCTTGTCGTCGCTCTTGATCTTCACGCTGGTGTCGACCGTTGCCACGTCGTCCTCCTGTGGACGTCCGGGTACCCGATCTCGTTCGGGCACCGCTCTGTTCGATCCGGAAGGTGGACGCCTCCCGGCGTGATCACTTGCCAGCGAACCGCGCGGCCAGCGCAGTCAGGTCGTTCGCCCGGAGGCGGGACTCAACCCGCTGTGCCTCCGTCATCTGCGACTGGCGGGCGAGCTGCGTCAGGCTGACCGTCTGTCCCTTGCGAAGCTGCATGGTCTCTCCTCAAACTCAGGTGGCTTGGCTCATCAGCGCAGGGAAGCCATCCCCTACGGACGGGCCGGAGCCCGTTTCGCCTTGCGACACTATCACACCTGGAGCGCCATGAACACCACGTCGGGCTCACCCTCGGTCCAGTTCGCTTCCCGGTGCGTCTCGCGGAACCCGAACTTCTGGTAGTACCCAGGCAGGAATCCGTCGAAGCAGTCCAGGTTGTCGGCGCCCTTCGAGATCGCGTCCTTGATCATGTCGTGACCACGGCCACGCTCGATCGAGAACACACCGATCAGGGTGCCCTCCTTCGTGATGCCGTACCCCGAGCGGAGATCCCAGCTCAGGAAGTAGCGGGCATCGGCGGGCATGTCCTCGATCTTCGAGGTTGCTCCGGCGATCCGCTCGGAGAACTCCCGAGCCGCCGTGAGCGCCATCCCGTAGTGCGTCCGGGTGGTGCGGTACATCTCGATCATGTCGCGTCCCTTCGTCGTGTTGCGACACTATCACACTCCGTCTGGAGTGTCAAGCGGTCCCCGAGGGTTCTGAACCGTGGGGAGGCTGCACCCCCAGAATCAGGGGCGCCCCTCACATCGGGGACCTTTCGGCCGTTTGGCCCGGACCGCTTGCGCGGCCCGTCAAGCTCTTGTCTCGGATCTTCGTGGCAGGGTTCCGATTCCCTGTCTCCGTTCCCCGTTCGGATCGTTTCCGTTCCGTTCGGTGTGAACGTAGAGCCCTGGTCACCTACTGGCACTGGCAGCGTTCGTAGCCCTCCGGATCGTGGCATCCCTCTCCGAAGCGTACGGCCTGAACACGGCTGTCGAGTTGAGTCGACGGCGTTGAGTGGCTGTACCCCAGGGGTTCGGCCTCTGCCTCACCGTTCGGACCCGATCACCGTGGTGGATACCCACCACTCCTGGACCCTCCCGATTCGGGGGACCTATGCCCTGCTTACCCACCACACCAGGGAGACCCTGGCTGCGACGTCCCTTGCGGGGGCCGATGAGCGACGTTCTGAAGTTCGTGTCTTGCGGTGTTGCTGTTCGCTACACTATCACGCTTCGTTCAGCGTGTCAAGCTGGTCTGTCTCGATTCGCTTGCCGTGTGACTGAGAGCCGTTATCCGGTGATCGTAGATCGCTACCGGGTACTTCACCATCCCCGGTCACTCCCTGTCTGGCTTGCTGAAGCGACACTATCACGCTTCGTTCGAGCCTGTCAACCTGACCCGCTGTTGAGTTGTGGTGCCTGGCCCGGTGTTGCTTGGCCCTGCTGTGTTGCGATGGCTGTAGCTTGGCACACTTGCACAGCTTGCGTCAAGCCCTGATGCAAAGCCGCTGGTCATTGGCCCTTTGCGCGTCGCGTTGCGCGCTGATCCTGGCCCGTTGTGCGCCGTTCTCTGGCCCGTTGGCCCGTTGCTTGGCCCGTTGGTCCGGCCCGTTGCTCGCAAGCCGTGAGGGGACCGCGCAACGCGTCGCGTGCGAGCGCGCGAGGGTAGCACGCTGCCTGGGGAGGGTGGGGGATGACCCCTGGTTCGCGGGAAGCCGCACCGCTGCGTCAT